GCCCTTGTCGCCTATCTTGCCCTTTGCATCGACCATATACATATCCGCGCCCACAGGATACGGTGATTGTATCGTGGCGATGTATATCGTAACGAGCACATACACGCCAGAAATGGATTTCGGGGTGGCAACATTCTGGCTTGAAACGGGTGCGGACGAGCCAAGCCCGACATCGCCTCCGTCATTCGTATCGCCGTCCCCGCCAGTATCGCCATTGTCGGAGGTGTCGTCATCGTCCGAAATACCAGTAATGGTTTCGTAGCCTTTGTGCGTAACATCATCGGACGATACGCCACCGTTGTTCTCAAAAGTCTCCTTGTCAATGGTTTCAAATTCACTGATGCCATCGGAGGAAGATATATTGTCGGTGCGGACGAACGCACCGAAGCAAGCCCTCCTTATCCCGTCGTTCCTGCGCCCCATATCGTCAGATATGAGTTGTAGCGTGTATCTCCCGACAGGCTCACCTTTCGGAAGCGTGACATCAATGTCAAGGACAACTCCCTTTCCCCATTCGCCAGCGGACACAGCCGCATCGTCAAGTGCCGAAACTATATCCTCTCCGCTTGTGGATATTGTGAGTTCATACATAGGCGAGGAAGCCGACCGTCCAAGCAGTCCGCCACCTTCATTTTCGTCATCTTGCGACTGACCGTCAAATTTCGTAAGCCCCGATGACATCTTCTCGGCATTTAAGCCTCCGAGCCATACCATATTGCCGTCTATATGATACACACAGTCACCTTCGGAACTTCCACCGCCGTTGCCCCTGCCACCAATGGGTATCCACATATCGGCAGGAATGTTGTCGTACTCCGAAGGGCGCACGCCTATAAGTGAAGTACCGTCCTGTTTATGTTATAGTACATATACCAGCCGCAGGTCTGGGTATCGTCGTCATACTCGTACACTATGTCCTGCGAACGGTATGCACGCTTGGAGTTCCACGGGTTAGCGACCTTGCGGAAGTTCTCGTCAATCTCCGCCACCGTGAGTTCGCGCCCCTTCTCTCCCCTGTATGCTATCTTCTCCGTAAGGCTGTCCGCAACTGGGACGCTTGCTGTGTTGGCTATCACCCATATATCTGGGGATATTCCCGATTTACGCGCATATTCGTAGAGCGAAAACGCAACCCACCGATACGCCACCTCGCCTTCTTCCTCGTCCTTTGTGCGAATTATAAGGAACACTTTGTCCGCGTCCGTCGTGTCCCTCTCCGAAAGATATAACATCTGCGGGTCGAGTTCAAACGGGTTCGGTAGCAGTTCCCCGTTTACCGTAGCCCAGTTCTCCGTAAGTGCCACTGGGTAGTAACTCCCGCCAGTGTGTTCCTCGACAACCCTGTCCTCGCCGACATCGCCTTTCATACGGATAACAATGTTCCTTGTTCCCGCATATTGGTCATCAATCGTAATATTCGCATCTACCGTAAGCGTCCTTTTCATAAGCCAGCAATCAAATATTCATAATCTATGGATTTCCTTCCAGTACCAGTCGCCGAAGCACAGGTCTCCGAAAACACCTTCGGCTGTGCGCCTCTCCGCCTCCCCGACTATCGCGCAATACCTGTCGAGCGTGCGCTCGACCACTCCGAGAACACGGCTCGCATCAGCCTCCCTCGTAACGGTGGCGGTCGGACGAACTACGGAGCGTTCCGAAATCCTCCTCCTTTTCCCGCAGGCATCGGTCACCCGAAACGATATGCGCGGGAGAAACCGAAGCGTGCGGGTAAGGGTGCAGTCGCAGAGTTTCCAGTACCCGCCGTTCTCCTTCGTGAAAGCACCAGTCGAAACGGTGTCCCCGAAGTATTCGGCAAGTGCCTCTCGGTCTGTGAATGAACGGAAGTTCGACATACCGTCTGGGCGCACATAGGCTATGCGCACATCCGTCATATCGAAGCCGAACTTCCCGAACCTGTCTGCGAGGTCGAGTATCACTTCGTATGTATGCGCGGAAAAGTTCATTCGGCTATAAGATACTATATATACATTATTTATAAATGTCGGGAAACCGACGGCGGAAGCCGAATTATAAATATAGAGTACAGCAAAGGACAGGGACTTATGGACATAAAGGCACTCAAACCGCACTCGCAGAGCGAGTCGCTCAAATACAGTCAGGGCTACTACGCCCCAGTCAACAGGGAGAAATACTGCGGGGGCTACCCGATAATATACAGGAGTTCGTGGGAACTCCGCGTATGCAAGTTGCTCGACCTCTCCCCAGAGGTGAAGAGGTGGGGGAGCGAGTGCATATCGGTAAAGTATTTCAGTTCCCTCGACCAGAAGTACCACGAGTATTTCCCAGACTTCTACTTCGAGAGGACGGACGGCGAGGGGAACACCAAGCACTATGTCCTCGAAGTCAAGCCGAAGAAGTACCTGACGAAGCCCGAACAGCCGAAGCGCGTCACGGAGAAGTCCCTGAAACGCTTCAAGTATGAGGCGGAGACCTTCGTGCGCAACACCGAGAAGGCAAGGGCGTGCGAGATGTTCTGCAAGCAGAGGGGCTGGGAGTACAAGTTCGTGACGGAGGACAGCCGAATACCGATACTATAAACCGCAGGACTATATATAAATAATATATAAATGACTACAAAACACACTCTTATATGGAAATAAGGACAGCACTCGTCTGCATAGCGAAGGGCGAGAACAGGTACATCCGAGAATGGTGCGAATGGCACAGGGGCATAGGCTTCGATGAAATCTACATATATGACAACAACCTTGTCGGGGAAAGGATAGACGAGGCGGTGGGCGACCTGCCCTATGTCCATATCAACAACCGATACCGCAACGCATTGCAGAGGAATGTCGAGATACAACTCAAGTGCTACAACGAGTGGTACAGGGCGCACAGGGGCGACTTCACACACTTCGCCTTCTTGGACTGCGACGAGTTCCTCAATGTGTCGGACGACTTCAACGGGCTGAAGGACTACATAGCCCGCGTGGTAAGGAACGCGGAGGGGACGAGGCTCTACTGGAAGTGCCACTCCGACAGCGGAAACCTGCACTACGAGGACAAGCCAGTGAGGGAGCGTTTCCCGCAGGTCGTAGAGCCGAAGGACGGGAGGTACTTCTATAAGATGCTCTTCTCGACGAGGAGGGAGGAGTTCAAGATGATAAATGTCCACTTCTCCAACCACCTCTCCAACATAATCGACTGCAACGGGAAGAGGATAAACTACTCCCAGTCAACATACACGAGGGGTGGCGTGGCGTATGACTGCGCTTGGGTTGACCACTACATAACGAAGTCTGCGGAGGAGTATTTCAGGAACAAGCGGGGGAAGAAGGACGATGCTCGGAGGCTCACGGTGGGCTTCTTCTTCAACTTCAACGAGCACACGGAGGAGAAGGACAGGTATGTGGCGGAAATTGTCGGCATTGATGTCGCCACCGTAGCGAAGTCCAACGCTGGCGCACTCGAAGTCCACATAGACAGGAAGCCCGAAACGGTCGTGCTGGACGGGATGCTGAAGGACACCGTGAAGGTGCTCCCGCAGAAGCAAGCCGAAGCACTGAAGGCGGTGGCGGAACAAGAGCCGAAGCCCGAAGCGAAGACGGCGAAGTCAGCCACCGTACAGTCCGCGCCAGCACAGGTCGGCGAATACCCCGAAGGCGTGAGCGTGTGCATAAGCGCATACCAGACACAGGACTACATAGAGGAGTGCCTCGACAGCGTGGAGGCGCAGACTTGGTTCAAGAGCCACAGCAACTGGGAAGTCCTGCTCGGCATAGACGGATGCGAAAAGACGCTCGAAAAAGTCAGGAGCATAATGCACAAGTACAGAAACCTGCGCGTGTTTATGATGGACGAGAATGTCGGCACTTATGTCACCTGCAACACGATAATGAAGGAGGCGAAGTACAAGTGGCTGTTGCGCTTCGACAGTGACGATGTGATGCCGAAAGATATGATTGAAAAATTCTATAATAAACAACAAGGCAAGCAGATTGATGTATTTAGAGTATTCTATCATAACTTCGGTAAGAAAAACAATCAAGGTATAGCGTGCGGTGTCCATTTCGTAAGACACGAAATATGGAACGAATATGGAGGGTATCGAAAATGGAGAATTAGCGCAGACTATGACTTCCTGCATAGAATAGGAACAGACACTAAATCATTGACCGATGACAATGTATTTTACAACAGAAGGGTCAGAGATAACTCACTTGAGCATAACACGGATACAAATATGCAATCAGAACTGCGCAAAACACTCAATAAATTCGTAGTGGAGAAATCAAGACAAGACAAGATAATCGAATGCTCAACTACTAAATATAAAGCAATTACACTAAATGCGATTATCAGCCTGACATCTTGGAAAGCACGAATAGGTATTGCGCACAAAAGCATCGAATCTCTATTTAAAATGTGCCCTAACTATCACATTGTACTCGTTTTATCAAAAAAAGAATTTCCAAACCAAGAAAAGGAACTGCCACAATCAATATTAACTCTGGTGGATACAAAGGGTCTTGAAATATTATGGGTAAATGAGAACTACAAGGCATTCAAAAAAGTATTACCAACAATAGAAAAATATGGAAATGTACCAATCATAAGTGCGGATGATGATGTGGCATACACAAGAAACTATGCAGATGAATTGTATCAAGAATGGTGCAAGGACAAATCCGTTGCTACTATTTCATACAGGCACGATAAAATGGTTACAAACTGTGGGGCGGCAACATTATACAACCCGATATATTTTGATGACCTATATGGTGTCATAAACGAAAACATAGTCAATACCAATGAGGACGATATGTTCTTTCAATTCATAATCGACAAATGCCACTTGAAACAACGATTTATGAACAAGGGATTCCCGTTCACTATGACCAAAAATGGAACACCCGCATTAAGCGATACATATAAGCAAAAGAGCACACCACAGGAAAGACTTAAACGAAATTCTGAAATATATGCACAAGAGTTCTATAAAAATGCACCCGTGCATATCAATATTACAACTTGGAAAAAACGCGACCACTGCCTTCCAGTAATGCTATCAAATTTAACAAAACAAACACGCAAGCCAGACCGAATAATATTATGGCTCTCATCTGATGAATATGACAAGGACAATCTACCCGAACACATCATTAAATGCTTAAACGATGGTCTATTAAGTTGCATAAAATGGATACCAAAAAACATATATGGACACAAAAAGCAACAATGTTTTAAATACTACAACTATTGCTATAACATTGAACTGGATGATGATACTCTATATAAGCCGAACATTGTCAATGAACTAATAACACAGGCAAAACTACATACAGACTGTATTACTGTTTATAGCACAACATCCGTAAAATATGTCGGGAACGAAGTCATAAAATCCAAAATAGCAAAAACACCATCTGAATACAACGCATATATGGGAGGGCGAAACTGCTTCCCACCTTTCATCTATCCGTTTGATGCTTATGAAAAGTCAGAATTACGCGACAAGTATGTTACCAAATGCGATGAGGGATGGTTGAGACCTTACCTAATGAAACACCACATCAAAATAAATGCCTTGCACGACTGGGACAATAGTGATTATCCTGCCATAAAAGACAGCCAAACAGATTCACTATGGAATGAAAACAAACGGTTCTATAAGAATGGTATGCGTGAAAAGGAGAGAAACTTTTTCAATGGCATCAAAATAGTTGGAGTTGAGAATGAAGCAAAACGATTGTGGTCACAGATAGGCATAGACAAATGGCAGCCAAAAACCAAAGATGAAATGTAGTTTATACATATACAAATATGAAAATACGACATTTGGTATCAACACGATTTTTACTTTTCGATTTCTTTGGTAACGGCAGAATATTTGATGACGGTTACAAGAAGAATGTTACAAATGTTCTTATGAACGGTTTTATAAGCACGCTAAAAAATCAAACAGATGATGATTACGAATGTGCCATCATAACAAATCCGCGAAATGTAGAATATGTAAAGTCCTTATCGTTTCCGATAAAAGTTAAAGTGTTCACCTATGACGGTATCATCGCCGATATAAAATCATCCTTAAATAACTATGACTATATCATTAGTACGGTATCGGACTATGACGACTTTTTCCATAAGGACAATTTAAAGATAATAAAGCAGTCGATTAACAGTTCGGTAAACTTTAAGATGTTCGGCTTTTTGAACGGTGCTACTCTAATCAAAGGCGAAGACGAACCCCATTTGTTCAGCCCGTCATACATCGGTACAACAGGTTTCTTCACCTGCTGTGCTTCTATAATATATTCCACAAAAATCAGTTTCACAAACGAGTTTCCTTTCATAGTCCACGAAGTCGCAAAGAAACATAATGGCAACCACCCTAATTGGAAACACATAATCGAAGCCGAATATAAGAATTGGGGACTACACGAACTTGATGCCGATTTCTTCGACTATGACAAAGATGACAAAACCACTCGTTTTATATGGACAAGGCAACCGCAGTCTTATACAACAATAAAACTGGAAGAAGAACACAAACCATTGCACTTGTCCGATGTTATCGTTTCATTGGATTTAAAGAATGATTTTGGATATGGAAAGTAATATTACAAAACAAAAACTATTACAGAAAGCATCAGCGCGGGGATTTCAGAACTTCAGCATAGACAACCCGCATACTTGGTGCGAAAAGATGGCGTGGCTTCAACTCAATGATGACATAGACCTGCGTGCAAGGTGCGCGGACAAAATCCGAGTACACGAATATTCAATGGAAAAACTCGGCAAGGACATCTGTGTACCAATCATAAGAATTTATGACAGCCCCGATAATGTCGGCATAGCAGAACTCCCCGACAAGTTCGTGCTGAAATGCAATCACGGGTGGAATATGAACATTGTCGTAAACGATAAAGCCAAAGCAAACCCGAATGACTGCAAGCAAAAGTTACAGCAATGGCTGGATACCCCGTTCGGGGACAAGTCGGTGGAGATACACTATCTGAACATACAAAGACGTTGTTTCTCCGAAACACACATCGGCAACCCGATAGACTACAAGTTCTGGTGCTTTGACGGGACACCGACCTATTGTACCGTGAACGCAAACATAGGGAGCAACGGCAACACCCCATATTCAATAAACTGGTATGATATGAACTGGCGTATAAAAAACATATCAAGGTTAGACCACCCGAACAACCCGAACAAACTCGACAGGAAGCCAGAGCATTTTGAACAGATGAAAGAATACGCCAGCATACTCTCGCGGGATTTCCACTTTGTCAGGGTGGACTTCTATGAGGTTGACGGAACGGTATATCTCGGCGAACTTACATTCACCCCAGCGACAGGTTTTATAAAATGGACTAATCCCAGAATTGACAGGATGTTCGGTGATATGATTAAACTGTAGCACCCCTATAAATAACCCGTACACCAACCCTAAAACCGAAAGGCGATGATTAAGAAGATTGACACGCTGTACCCCGTGAGCATCTGGCTCGGATACTGCACAACGGAAGAGGAATATGAGAGCATATTCCACGACGGAGACTGGAAGAAGACGATAGAGGAATACTCGTCAAGCGACGGGCTTACGGTCTATTGCGACCACAAGTTGCTCATACACTACAACAGCGACTTCGAGTTCGGCACTATAATGCACGAGTGCTACCACGGGGCGAACAACATCTGGAACTGCATAGGGGCGAAGCACGACACCGACAACGACGAGCCGTTCGCATACCTGCTGTCGTTCCTGACAGAAGAGTCGAGGAAGTTCCTCGCGGAGAGGTTTTCGCCAGAGATGAGCAAGGATATAAATAATTCATAACATATTGACAATCTGTAACTGTATGAAAATAAAGAAATACAAGGAATACACAGACGGCGGTTACAAGGAATACGGTCGCGGGATAAGGTTCACCGACGCGGACGGCATCGAATGGACTTCCGTAGTATCGCTCCGAGACAACGCGGGAGGGATAGCCCATATAGTCGTTGACGACCACTGCTACATATTGTATCAGGGAAGCGAGGACAGAGGCTTCCGAAGATACCACTACATATATTCGGAGATACACAATGCGCTCAAGGGGCTTCCAGACCCCGCGACATTATAAGATATAAATAATTCATAATAGGAACACAGGACATTATGATACACATCAGGAGGATTGACGAAAGCGAACGCACCGACCTTGCTGGTTATTTCAGCCAAGAATACCCCGAAATAGCAATCGAGCGCGGGGACAGTTCTTGGAACAGGTACAAGGAAAACATCGAGCGCAGGCTCGCCAACTATCACGGCGGTACGAAGGACGCAACTGGCGGGCTTGAAAATGTAGGGAAATCCCTGCATCGGAAAGTAAGGATTAGCATCAATGAAGACCTGCTCGTATGGCTCGCCAATATGACATCGGAAAACTACCACACGGAAGCAAGATATGAGATTGCCCGCTACCTCTCGCAGTTCTCCGACGATATGAGGCAGTTCGAGGTCTATTACAGGAGTTTCGTGGAGGCTTTCTGTAATGGCGGGTGGAACTTTCCGAATGACAGCGAACCAAGACGCATTATGGACGATATGATGTTCATAACGATAGGAAAGATATTCGGGGCGGAAGTGGTACGCAAGTTGTCCTGTGCCCTCTAATATAATATATTGACAATTTATAGCACTATGGTACACATCAAAAGATACAATGAAATGCTGAACGAGGCATATACCAGATGGAACGAGGACTCGATGAGGTTCGGTAATCGAGGCAACTATATGCTCTCCGACGACACGACAATCTTCGTGCGGGAGTCCGAGCCAGATGACAACATCGGCACGATACGGAGGATACAACTCACGAAGGAAGCCGTATTCGACCTCAACGAGCACAAGGACTACCAACTTTTCGTGGACGGCAGGTTCATAACTCTGGACGCAACGGACGAGGAAGTGGTCAGGATGTGTTCCAGACCGTACAACCTCAAGGTCATCGCGGAGGGCTGGCTCGACACGGAAAGCCCGTTCTACCCCCTTGATACGAGTTGCTTCTCGATACGCTACACGGACGACTGCGACTTCTCCGATTTCGTCAGGGACTTCAACGGAATAAAGTCCCAGTTCACGAGGCGGTGCATATACAAGCACTATGTGGGGTTTGTCAGGAGCACATTCCTCGAAGGAGGGCTGGACAAGGAAAACGGATACGAATTTGTACGCAAATCATAAGGCACTATGAAAGGAATATCGGAACTCGCAATGTGGAAGAGGGGAGCGAAGCCAGCGGACTGCGACGGCTTCACGGAGGAAAGCGAATACCCGCCCCTCTCGGAACTTCAGGACGGGACATACAGGGCAATCATATACGACTGGGTGTTTGAACTCGCGGACGGACGGAAGTTCTCACTGCCGTACGGCATACGCCAGAGCAGGCGGTGGTCAAGTTTCAAGAACTATGAGGTGAGGAACGGGGATGCAACCGAAGTGGCAGAGTCCGGGAACGGTCTCGGACACCACATATCCGAACTCCCCGACGGGACATACGAGGGACGCTGGTACGCATACTGCCTTGAACTCTCGGACGGACGGAAGTACAAGACCGACACAGGAGTGTTAAGAAGCCGTGAACTCACGCCAGTCGGGACATACTCCGTGAAGAACGGAACAGTAAGGGAAATCCGATAGGACAAGATACACGAACGGCTGGCACAAGACCAGCCGTTTTCTTTTTATCAGTACGCAATATATAGGCTATCTACAACGCATTCTGTTTCTCCGCTACCATAGAGTTGGCGAACTTGACAACCCCCCTGTCCCGAAGCCAGTTCTGTAGCCTATGGACTTCCGAACACTCATAGGCTGGCGTACCGCAGTGGTCGAATATCCTCAACTTCCCGCCAGACAGGAGTTGGAACTCGCACCCGCAGAGTTCGCTCCACCACATCGCAAGGACTTCCGCCCCGTCGTTCCCATCCGAATAGACGCTCTCCGAAATCCTCTCCCAGAAGTTAGCGTCCATAAACTTCTCGTCTATCGGCAGTGCCGAAACGGTGTCAGCCCAAGCCCAAGCCATAACGGTCTCCCGCCTGTGGTAGCCGAGTTTCCTCCTATGCACGGCATCAACCCTCACCACGCCAGCGTCGGCAACGACCACAAGGTCGTTCAACTGCACCTGTCCGAGTATTCCCTTCGTTCCCATAACTATTCCTCTCTCTTAATTACAGCCTCGATTGTCAGGCTCTCCACGCGGGGAAATACGAACATATCCACACGGTCATTCTCCCCGTCATACTTCACATCGATAACATCAACGCCGTCATATTCCGCTTCGACCACATTCCCTACCATAGTTTCCTCCTGTTCTGCTCTTCGGTGCATTTCCTCTCGCTCTCCCTTATCCTCTGCTCGGCAACCCCGAAGTAGTGCCTGTCAACCTCTATGCCGATGAAATTCCGACCAGTGTTCACGCAGGCTACGCCCGTGCTTCCGCTTCCCATACAGTTGTCGAGCACCGTATCACCCTCGTTGCTTCCGAGAAGCACTATCCTCTCCATAAGGGCAATCGGCTTCTGTGTCGGGTGAGATGTCCTTTCCTTCGAGTTGTGGGGCAGGGCTGGAATGTCAGACCAGACATCCGAGAGGCATATCCCGTCTCGAAGCATACCTTCGGTGTACTCCTTCCTCTTGGTGTCGGGCTTTATCTTCAGGTTGTTGAACACGGCTTCGCCCCTCGAATAGTAGCATATCGGCTCGTACCCGCTTGCAAGGGCGTGCCCCCTCGTGGTGTTGAAGCCCCGCTTCCTGCACCAGACTATTATGCGCCTCTCGTCGAAGTACCTGTCGAGCAGGGCGCAGATATGCCTGTTGTACTGCCGTGATGTAAAGAGGAACACATTGGCGTTGTCCTTCGCGAGCCGAGCGTACTCGGCTACCAACATTTCCACCCAGCCGAGATATTCGTCCAGCGAAGCCCACTGGTTGTCGAAGTCGAACTCCACCACCCCGAAATACGGGAGGTCGCACACCACGCAGTCAACCGACCTGTCTGGCAAGCCACCCATCACTTCGAGGCAGTCCCCGTTATACAGCCTGTATTCCGACATTTCCGACTATCCGTTAATCATATTCACAACATTCGGCTTACCGCACCCAAGCACCCTGAATATGCCTGTCGGCACGAGCCTCACCTCCCCGTTGCCGTCAACCGTAGCACCGCACGGCACGCCGCGAGCGTCAAGCATAACGCCGAGCATAACAGCAGTGTCGCCTGCGGAGAACACCACCTCGTCCCCGTCGATGACATCCGATATGAACCTTACGCTTACCTTCTCCATAGCCTAAACCAGTATAAGCGCAGTTATGCCCGCACCGAGTACAAGACCTCCGAGTATGCACAGGAACACGACGAGCCTCTTCGGTGAGTAGAAACTGTGCTCTGGCTCAAGCACCACGAGGAAGTCGTTAGTCCCGTCGAACTGCTCGTACTGCTCTGGATATATGAGCAGGTTTGAAATCTGGAGTTCGTTGAAGAACTTCACGAGCCTTACGAGTTTATCCTTTATGTATGTGTCAACGGCAGCCATCTTGTCATACTGCTCCTGCCAGTTCCTCTCTGGGAGGTAGAGTATCTCCGTGTCCACCGCTATCACCCCGTATATCCTTCCAACCCAGTCTATGTCGAAACCGAGTTCGTGAAGGCGGGCAAGGTTGTCCTTGTCCTTGAAAATCTTGCGCACAACCCTATGCGTCTTTATTTCCCTTATCAGTTTCCTTATCATCCGAGTATCCTTTCACTATCAAGTTGAGGTCTATTACCGACTGCAACGACACTGGCGAGAAGTCGCACAGGTCGGTGCGGACATTGAAACGCCCTTCGTACAGGTTCGACTTCACCGTGCCACCGTGTATGTTCAGAGTGCCGTGAGCCTTCCCGTTCCAGTCGAGCAGGGGGTATGCGCTCAACACGACACCCTCCGTCGGTATCTCTATTATGTTCTTCTCGCTCATCGTGAACGAGTCCTCGCTCGAAACGAGCCTGTCCCAGTATTTGACTGGGCTTTCCACATTCACCCTGTCGAGAACCTTCTGCGTTATGTCGGTATCGCCCACCGAGCGTCCCGCAAACTTGTCCTTCACCCTGTCCGAGAGCATATCCACGAGGGACTTCACATTACCCTCCCCGTACACTATCGCGCTACAGAGTTCGACGAGCATATCCGCAAGTTCTATGTTCACCTCGTCCGAGCCAATCATCTGCCGAAGCACCATACCGTACAACTGGTTCGAGAGCGACTCCCTCGAAATCTTGCGTTTCTTTGAACTCTCCTCTATGGCGAACCTTATGCACATACCTTCGAGTGCCTTCAGCGTGTCGCCTGACGGAACATCGTCAAAGCGGTTGAGCAGGGGCGACAATATGTCGGAGTATGTGAAGCGCATAAAGTTCATATTCTGCTGGGCGACGAGGGTGTCCGTAGCCGTAGGGACGAGCACTATCCTTCCGCGCAGGCAGTTGAGCAGGCTCTCGTACTTCGTGCTGTCGTAGTTGAAGCCTCCGAGGACGAACACTATGTCGTCCTCCCCGACCACGCAGTTCCACCTCTCCACGAGTGCCTCGTTCATATGGGCGATGTCCTCGAACGGACGCTTGAATATGCCTATTATGTTGTGGCGGTAGAACCACAAGTCCGATGTTACAAATATATTCATACCTGTCTCCAATCCTTTCTTTCCTATCTATTGCTAATATATAGGAAAATAAAAACATTTTCAGAGTTCCGAGTAAATTATTTTGAGCAGGGCGAAGGCGTTGTAAGCCCGAACCCCTATGCTGTCCCTTATCCTCTGCAACGCAATCTCGCTGTCCCTCGACCTCGAAAGCCGAAGCGAATAGACGATGCCCTGCGCGAATATCACATCCTTCATACAAGCCGAGCGGGTATTGACGAGATACGGGGCTACGGAATACGCAGCAGCCCCAGCGTTCCGAACGGAAGCCACCCGAAACACGCAGTCGTTGACCAGCCGAAGCATATCGTCGTCATTGTACTCCCCGATAAGTCCGACAGCCCTCTCGTACTTGGCGTTGCAGAAGTCATACCCGTCGCCCGCCTGCTGGCACACATACCTGATTTCCGCAAATTCGTTCCCGACGAAAGGCGGGCGGTACTTCGACAGCACATCCGAAGGTATGTCGGACTGCGGGAATATGACCACCGCACTGCACCTGTGAGAGCCTTTGAGAACCCTCTTCAGGAAAAGCCCGTCGAGTATGTTGACATCTATAATCGGGGTGCTTACGACCATATCGCTCGGACTGCGGAGGACATCCTTGAATGTCCGCTTGTACTCTGGGTTCATAACAAGTATGTTGGAGCACAGGTGATAGTCACCGTCGGTGAACGGGACTGCCACCATATCGGAGCAGTTCTCCGCAATATAGTTCTCGCGAGCCGTATCATCGGCGCAGCACACGAACAATATGTTGCCCTTCTTTTCAGACATAACTTATATGTTTTGGTTTCGGATTATTTATACGCCTCGTCGAACGGGCATTTCGGCGGACAGCAAAGCACCGCATACAAAAAAAGGCACTCAAGCGAGTGCCTTTCATATCATATCTTCCTCAAAATCCATATTATCGGAACTGTGTTCTTCATCTGGCGTTGCTCACGCTCGTCAAGCAGGTGGTAGTCTCCGTAATGTTTCGGATTGTTCACGAAACGAATATATTTAGCCCTGTCGATGAGGGGTTCAGACCAGTCGAGGTCGTACCCAGTGTATTCCCCGATTTTCTCGAAGCCGTACTTCACAAGACGCTTTATGGCGCAAAGTCCACCGGGCGTACACCCGCCACGCGAAGTGACAATTCCGCCAGAAGGCACATATCCAGCCACGCTTTGCAAGAGCCTGCCGAGTTCGCTTTCGGAAATACACCCGCCCTTCGGTACATAGAAGTGTATATAGTTCACGCCTTGCCCCCCAGCGTCGGGAAGAAACTTCACGCCCCTTCCGCCATCCTCCATAAGCCTGAATGTAATGTGCCTCCCCCACTTCTCGCTGACAGCGGGAGAGCCGACAATGATGCCGTATGCGTCGGGTGCGTCCATCACTTTATCTCCGAGTGGTTGTGGAGGATATTGTTCATAAGCACGAGCACCGCTTCGGTCTTGTCCTTATAGACATAAGTGCTGTCTATCTCAAACTTGCCGTTGGCGGTTTCCACCGTAAGTATGTTGTACCTGCGTATGTCGTATGCGTTCTCATCCCTGTTCCTTCGGTTGGGGTTCTGCCACATCCTCGTCTCGTGTCGGGCAATGCTCACGACAGTACCCCTGTCGAGCGAATAGCCGTTGTCCGTGCTTCTCCCGAAGTAAACCCTGTCCCCTATCGAGAACTCCTGCCAGCCGCACTCCATAAGCGACTGGTTTTCCGAAATGAGCCTGTCGCCCGCATCTCGGAGAGCGTCAAGCATACCCTTGTATTTGCCTGCATCTACCATTGGTGGAAAAATTTAAAGAGTTATATATAACTTATTTATATTTGAACACCTACTTGGCTACGGAAGAAAGGAAATGCTTGGAAAGTTTAAGGACATTCGCCTTCGTGGTGTCGTCATAGTTGAGGCTTCCGATGTACTCCTCGACTATGCGTTCGAGTTCAAGCCCGCTCTCCCCTATGCCGACCTCAAGGCTGACCTCCTGCTCCCCGACCTCATCGGCTGGTGTCATCCTTATGTCCCTTGCACCAGCACTCTCCGAGAGTTTAGCGACCGTATGCTCCGCACCGCCCGATATTGCCTCGTCGTTGGTGACGAACACCTGAACGAAGTTGCCAGCAAAGTCCTTCTCCCTCTCCGAGAGTTCCGAATACTTGACGCGGATGAACTTCGGTGAAACGGTGTTCTCTATGAACTTCATATCCTTGCCGTCAATAACGAGTATCCCCCTGTCGTTGCCACAGTCCCCGAAGTTCAACTGGTACGGAGTGCCTACGAAAAGCACGCCCCTCGAAGTCTCCTGATGCAAGTGTATGTGACCGCATATCAGTTTCGCCTGCCCCGAATAGCGTATGCCCCTGTCGCTCGTAGAGCCACCCATTATGTACTTCGCCCCCACAGCCTCCGCGTGGGCGAAGATATAGTCGCATCCCGAATGTTCGGACACCCACCTGTTAAGCAGTTCGTCATCGTGCGTGTAGGGAAGCAACGCCATACTCGGTCTAATGTTATTCAAACTATGCACCACAGCAGGCTTCGTTATGATGTTCACGCGGGGTATGTACTTCAGGCAGGCGAGGCTGTTGACCTCGTTGCTCCTGTTGTTCTTCATATCGTGGTTTCCGCAGAGTATGTAAACACCGCCCCGAAATATCTCCGAGAGCCTCTCGAATATGCCGATAGCCATATTCATAGCCTGCACATTGACCGACTGCCTGTCATCGAACACATCGCCCAGATGCACAAGCACATCATTCTCCCCGACCTCCTTCTCCCAGAGGGGGAAGAGCCAGTTGTCAAAGCACTCCTGCTGTATCCTCTGCCACTCCGTGCTGTTGTTGCTTATACCGAAGTGCGTATCGCCTATAACCCAGATTTTTGCCATTTTCCTAACTGTTAAGTTCAACAAGCCTTACAACCACCTCATCACCGCCAGCCTTCTCCGACACAATTCCGACATACCAGTCTGGCGGAAGGCTTCCGTCGTCGTGGCAGTCAATTATGTCCCACTTCACATCACACTCGCTCTCCCCGCTGTAACCGCATATCGTATAGCAGCAGGTATCGTCCCTCTGCGAATATGTAGCGTCTATGTAAACGCCTTCGGTCGTGCCGTTGCCCGTATGGAACGAAACCGTATTCGCCATACCGTCCGTTGACTTTATACACGCCAGCAGGAAGTCGAACGCCTCCCTGTCCGTTGTCGCCTCCCCGACCTTCTGACCGAGTGCGTAAAAAATTATCCTTGCCTTTCTTTCCATCGCGCTATGAATTTAAGAAGTTGCTGAAACCGTTTACCTTGCCTACCTCTATAACCCTGTCCACCTCCGAAGTCTCAAGGTTCGCGTGGTGGACGAGCCAGATGTCAGCACCCCACTCCCTCGAATACTCCCGTATGAGAGAGAGCATACCGTTCACGCTCACTATGTCTATGCTCGAAAATATCTCGTCGAGTATGAGTATGTTTATGTTGCCTATCCTCTGCTTGACCATACGGAGGAATGCGAGGGTGACCGCCACATTCGCCTTCTTCCGCTCCCCAGTCGAGAGGGTGCGGTAGTTGACCTCCTTTCCGAGATGGAATATTCGGCACTCGTAGTTGCCGTCGAACTCTATCCTGTAGATGACACCGAGCCGTTCCCCGATTTCCCTTATGTACGAGTTTATCATAGGGGCGTATATATTGCCTATATATTTCTTCACGCCGCCCTCGCCGAAAACCGCGAGCGTAATGTTGAGAAGTTCGACCTTCTTCTCTATGACCTTCCTCTCCTTCTCCGTCTCCGAGATGTTCCCCCTCAACTCTGTAATCATATCGGAGTAGTTCTCGGACGACTTGCGTGCGCTTCCCGCAGCACCGAGTTCAAGGTTGAGGCTTCTTGACTTCACCTGCAACTCGTAGAGCCTGCTCTCGCACTTGCTCAACTTCTCGTTGGCGAGGCGGAGTTTCTCCTTTACCGCGTCATACTCGTTTCCGAGCGCATCGTACTTCTCCGTGTTCTCGGCAAGTTTCCCTTCGAGCAGTTCCTTGCGGTGCAGGTGTTCCTCCCCGTCAAGTTTAGCCCCACAGGTCGGACACCTGTCCTGCCTGTAGAGTTCAAGGGAACGCTTGAAACCCCGTATGTCTGCATCAATGCGGTAACGCTCGTTGGATATGTTCCCCATCTTCGCGTTGATGTTCGATATTATCCCGTTGATTTTCGACTTCGCGTCACCGTACTTGTTCTCCTGCTTCGTATTCTCGGCAATGTCACCGTTGATTTCGTCAACGCTTCGGTGCTTCTCGTCAGCCTTCTCCGCCTCGGCTTTCATCTTCTTCTCAATCTGTGCAATCGAGTTCTCGTAGCCAGTGACCTTGCCGTCAATCACATCGAGTTTGCCCTTGTACTCCTTGACCTTCTCCTTGACCTTCGCGCTGGCGAGGTTTATCGCCTCGTAGCCGAAGAGCCTGTCTATGATTTCACGCCTGTCCTTCGGGGTGAGCGTGATGAACGACTTGAATGTATCGACCGAAAGCACCACAGAGTTGCGGAACAGATTGTACGGTATGCCGTATATCTCCTCGTCGAGCCACTTCTGGACATTAGCCTTGCCAGCAGTGTCGATTTCCCTGCCGTCACACTCCACACTGAAACTTGCGGGGTTAAGCCCCCTTCTCACGACTACGGACTTCCCGCCCGAAGTGAGATATATCTCCCCCTCGAAATGCCTGTTCGTGCGGTTGGCAATGTCGGAAAGCGTAAAGCCTTCGAGTTTGCCGTACAGCATATAGACGATGAGGTTGCTTATGGAGGACTTACCGCTCCCGTTCATACCGCAGAGAAGCGTAAGCGAGCCTTCCCGCCCGAAGTCAATCTCCCTCCAAGCATTGCCCCAAGAGGCAAAATTCTTCCATCTTATCCTGTTTATCTCCATTTCCTAATCTCCCCATTTTTCAGCCTTAAATTTTTCCGCTCCAGCATATTTCTCGTTCCTGCCGTACTTGGCTGGGTTCTTGTGCAAGTCGTCCCTCACATTGTCGAACCAGTACCTTTCAAGCAGGCGTTCATTGCACGGCTCGTCACGGAACTCAATGATTACTCCCTTGTTCGGATGGCAATATATCGAATACTTGCTTTCCTTCACGCCCTTCAACTTGAGCCATACCCTGACATCGGAAGCGATGCTGGCATAGAAACTGTCATAGTCGTAGTTGAAGAGGAATGTATCAAAGAACCGCCTTATCTCAAATTCAAGGTAGTTGTCAGCCTCCTCGTAGAACAACTTGAAGTCGCCAGTATATAGAGCGTCAAGTATCATACCGAGCCTTGCCTTCCCGTGCGGAAAATCAAGGGTGGGATTTATGACCGCATCTTCAAGCGACTTCCTGTCAACCTTGCCGAAGTCAATGTCCTTCGACGAAAACATATAACGGATGAACGGTTGCTCCATAGTGGCTGGGAGAAAAACATTAAATACAACGGGGTCTTTCTTAAAGACCTTCGTGCAGTACCTTATGCACTCTATCACATCACGCTCATCACCGTTGCCAACGCTTCCCTTATTAAGCCGAAAGAACTCGACCTTGACCTCATTCTTCACAAGCCCCCAACGCTCCTTCAGCATATTGAACGCCGATTCTTTCAACGGCACTGGAAAGCCGTCGGTGTAATAAAAACTGTCGTAGTACATATCCTAATCCTTCCTGAAGCCGATTATAAACACCTTCTTGTCTTCGGGTGCGCCCCACCTTGCATTGCCGAAACCAAGCCGCATACTTGTTATCGGGTATATCGCGGTCGTGTTGGTGTAGCCCCTGTGTATCACTATGTGGGTGTAGGGCTTGAACTCCACGAACTCGCCCGTTATGTCGCAATGGTGGCACAGACGCTTGCGGTAGAGTTTGGTGAAGTCCCTGTACTCCTCGCACTTGTCCCCGTTGACAATCATATCGTACCACTTGCCCTTTAGCACCAAGTGCAACGGCATATACAAATTGTCGAAGCCGTCAAGTGTTCTCTCCTTCTTCCGCCCGTCGTCCAGAAAATATGAGTCGAACTGGTCGGAGAACCAGTAGTCGATGCTCTCTATGAACGATTTTATCGACTCTTCAAGCGTAGCCCTGTCGAGTATCTCCCTTGCGGTAAGGGCGAAGCAACCGCGGGGTTGCAAGTCCAACGAATCAACCTCTATGCGCCACATACCGTCCGAATAACGCCTATCGACAGTCCTTCCGAGCCTGCTTATCGTATCAATGTTGTCGCACTTGAAGAACACCACAAAGGGAGAAGTCCCGTGCCCCCAGCAACTGTCGAATGTTTCAAGCCCGGGCAGTCTGTTCAGTTCATTGCACAAGTCCAAGCACTCCTTGTCTATATCGCTCGGCAATTCTATTTTTGGTTTTCCAAGTTTCATTTTGTATCTTCCGTTTCAAATTTATACATATCATTTACCACATCCCTGAAATAAAGCAGGGAATCTGCCGAATAAGGCATTTTCTCGTATGACGGGCAATATGTGTCAAGGTGGTACAGACCGTCCGTATATGCCGTCCTACAGCCCGCGAAGGAGAGGAGAAGCGCAACAGCCGCTATGACAACCGCCCCCGCTCTCATTCCGAGAAGAACTTTCCCACCATATCCTCCTGCCTGCGTATGCTCATAAACTTCGAGCCGAGAAGCATACCATTCGCGGTTTCATAGTAACCGCACTTGCCGAATGTGACATTATCGTCAACATACACGCACTTGAACTCCCGACCAGACTTCGCGCTCTCCGACATAATGTCGTTGAGGGCGAAGAAGAGGTCTATCCCGTTCCTGAACTTCTGGGTTATCACGAACTCCTGACCGCTTATGACATTCGCGCACAACTTCCTTTTTCTGCAACAAGCCGAAAGCACGGAGTTTATGAACCCGCGCCCAACATTGTCGTCATACCTCACCTTCACGGTGAAGTTCTCGCCTTCATTCCTCTTGACTGCAACCTTGCCTTTCATATCTTCTTCTCCTTGTCATACATTCCCTCTGGGGCGTGGAGAGCCAACCCGTTGATAAGCAGTTCCCGAATGTCGAAGTGGTGCTTCAACAGCCAGTCGATGTTCCGTACCCCGTATTCTCCGAGTTTCCAGTTGAAGTCGTCGAAATATCGGTACACGCCCTTGTAGTATGTGTACCAGCCGACCACACCGTCCCTCTCCGTATAAAGTATCTTTCCTTTCCTTACCTGCCGTATGCCGTCCGCAATCTCCGCCTCCGTCATAGTGCCGAGTTGTCGGAGGTACGGCTTGATGTCCGTTATATAGGGCTTCTTCCCGTAGAAAGCGTCCCGAAGGACATCCCCGTAGTTGGTGCTCAAGTCAAGCGTACCCTCCTCCGTAGTCCCGTCTGGAAGCCACACCTTTACCCGCACCCCGTATGGAAGCCTTGCGGACAAATCCCTGAACAGCAATTCCCTGTCTTTCTTCTTCATTTTATTTCGAGATTAAGTCACCGTTCTCATACACATTGCCAGCGATGTGGAAGCCGAAGCCGTCGATTACATCCTCGCACATATCGAACACCCTGCTCTCGCCGAGATTCCCTTCGCCCGACTTCGGATAACCGTATGCACCGATGAAGAAGCGGGAGTAATTCCTGCTCCAAGCGACCTGCGCTATCTTCACACCCTTGTCCTGATTCATAGAATATATGCCGACAAGCGGGTTCTTCTCCGGGACAAGCAGGTCGCCGTCGTATATCTCCCTTGCAAGCGTGTCCCTGAAACCGCTGAACTGCCCAAGCGTGTCGGGATTTACCATAAAAATATTCTCATTGAGGGTAAACATAATCCCCATTGGCGGAATGTCGTGGTCAACCTTGCCTTCGTCATCCGTCACAATGAAGTGACCAGTCCTGCCCTCCGCAGTGCGTATCTCGATGTGGTGTCCGTAAACCCACTCGCCCGTATCAATTCTTCTGCCCCTGAACTTGTATTCCATATATCGTGTCCTGTTGTTTCCTTTCCAACACTAATATATAGTTAATAAATAGGGATTTCAGAAAAAAAACAAAGTTGCCGTATTCAGTCCCGAAACGCACCAACCCAGCCAAGCGCGTTTAGAGGCTTAACTGGGTTGATGGCGGATAGATACAGTAGCACTGGTTCTGTGCCTACATAGTCCTAATTCTTGTTGTAGTATGTCCGTGCAAGTTCGTAATTACACCCGTTGTCTGCTTTCAAATTACCTTTGATAACATCTGGAAGAAAGCCGTAGAATTTGGTTTCGTTGTAAATCAGGTTGTTATTGTTGCGCTCAAAATTCCCGCCAACTTTTTGCGGTGCGCCTTTGATGGTAGTCAAGTTATTAAAACTGCAATCAAAACTTCCACCGACCTCCTGCGGTGCGCCTTCAAGGGAAGTTAATTTGTTAAGACTGCAATCAAAATCCTTACCGACTTTTTGCGGTGCGCCTTCAAGGGAAGTCAGACTATTGTTGTTGGTGCAATAGAAATTCCCGCCAACTTTTTGCGGTGCGCCTTCAAGGGAAACCAATTTGCTGTTATGACTGCAATCGAAATACCCGCCAACTTCCTGCGGACAGCCTTCAAGGGAAGTCAGGTTGTTGATGCTACAATCGAAATTCCCGCCAACTTCCTGCGGTGCGCCTTCAAGGGAAGTTAATATGTTACCACTACACTTAAATCCACCGACTTTTTGCGGTGCGCCTTCGAGGGAACGCAGGATGTTACCGTGGCAATCGAACCACCCGACTTCCTGCGGTGCGCCTTTGAGGGATGTCAGTTTGTTTTCACCGCAATCGAACCCGCCGACTTTTTGCGGTGCGCCTTCGAGGGAACGCAGTTTGCTGTCGAAGCACTTGAAAGTTCCACCGACTTCGCGCGGTGCTCCCTTGAGATTGGTCAGGTCGTTGTTTCCGCTACAATCGAACCCGCCGACTTTTTGCGGTGCGCCTTCGAGTGATGCCAATTTATTATAACGGCAATCGAAGTTCCCACTAACATTCTGCGGACAATATTCAAGGGCGGTTAAGTCGTTTCCGCTACAATCAAAATTTCCGCCAACTTCCTGCGGTGCTCCCTTGAGCGATGTCAGGTAGTTACTGTTGCACTTAAAATCCTTACCGACTTTTTGCGGTGCGCCTTCAAGGGAAGTCAGACTATTGTTGTTGGTGCAATAGAAATTCCCGCCAACTTTTTGCGGTGCGCCTTCAAGGGAAGTCAGGTCACAGAGATGGCAATCGAAATTGCCCTTAACCGTTCCGAACCCAATGACCAGTCTTCCGTCCTTGACCAAATCCTTTCCGACTTTAACATTGCCGTTGCAATCATACAGCCCCGTAGTCGGGTTGAGTTTCAGATTGTATTTCCTTGCGAGTTCGTCATTTGCAGTTTCAGGATTCCCGTTGTGCTCCCCTGTAAGCCCGTTCTTTGCAGACGCAAGATTGGCATTCCTTACAGCCATTCCCATCTCGTTTATCCTTCCTTCGCTTATGAACTCGTCGAATTTCTTTATATAGTGCATAATCAATTCGGTTATATTATCCTATTATTATTTATATTCTGCACTTCACTGGGATTTGCTACCTTTGCCAATGAAAATGGAAATTATCCGTTACAAAGCCAAAGGAGGACGATTTCAGAAAAAAGTGCTACTCGGCAAAGTCGGAACGGGTGAAGAAGTCACTTATAGCCTTGTCCTGACGAACCTTGTTCACGAAGCGAGTGCCGAGAAGCATACCGTTGGCTGTCTCGTAATAGCCACAGTCCCCAAAGGTTTTCTTGTCGTCCGCATAGACGCACTTGAAGTCGAGAGGCTTTCCTCCGAGCCTGCACTTCGAGGCGAGAGCCGACATATACGAGTAGAGTTTCTCACCCCCGATGAAAGGAAGCCGAAGCAACATCTCGTCATACCCGATGACGCGGTAGCCGATAAGCCCCTCGCACTGGGACGCAAGGTCAAGCAGGAAGTCGAAGCCAGCCTGCCCGTTGAACTTCAACTTCACGAAAAGCACACGCCCGCCCACTTTCCTCTGCTTCTTCTCTTCGGGATTGACCATAACGAGGTCGCCTTCGAGCCGTATCTTCCCCTTGACGACACGCCCGTCCGCAGTGTACTGGTACGGGTGTTCCCGCCCGTCCTTCTCCAGCACAAGCGCAAGTATGGGGAAATCCGTGTTCTTCACATCCCAGCATACTATCCTCACGGGACGACCGTCCCTTGTCGAGACGAGTTCGCCCCGCCTTGCCGAATTTACATCAAACGGTAGTCCGACCATAATGCCTCCTCCCGACTTCTAATCGAACGAGAACACGACTGTCTTTTTCCTGAACGAGCCTTCCTGCGCCTCCGAAATGCTCTCGACCTTGCAGTCCAGCGTCCTGCGGGCGATGAACTCGCCAGTTCGGTTGATGCGGAATATCACAGCCCTCGTATCACCGAACTTGCCGAATATCCCGTCAGCGTCAAGGTACGCCTCGTCCGTCGTGTTGAAGGTAACGGTAAACTTCTTCGCATCATCGTCAATGTCATACGAACAGACATATTCCTCTATGCCCTTCACATACTTCCCGCCCGTGAAGAAATGGACTTCAAACAGGCTCACCGCCCACTTGCTCGAAGAATAGTCGCCGTGCTTGGAAACTGATACATAAGGGGGGAATGTCACTTTGGAGTACCTGAACTCGCTTTCTGGTACAAGTTCCACGCTGTCTATGTGGAACGGCTTTAAGTTTGTCAACATAATTGCAATAGTTAATTGGTTACATATTATTTATATGACAAAAAAGCAGGCGGGATAACCCCGCCCGCCTGTCAAAACCAAAAAACCAAAAAGATTTCAAACCAAATTAGTCAATCATAGAGAGGTTGAAGTTGTAGATGTTCTCGTTCAGCACGAGTTCACCGAACTCATCGACGAACAATGACTCATTGTATGCCTTCGTGACCATATCAATCACTTGGTCTAACGAGTAGTTCTTCTTGTTGAGAGCCTTGACACCCTTCTTTATGACTGCGCTTGCGGTAGCGTCCTTGACCGAAATCAACTTGTCGCCAGCCTTTCCAGCAATCTCGGAAATCTTCTGACCAATCTTGTTCATTTCAGCCTTGATTGTGTCGAGCCAGCCGTTGAGTTTGTCGGTAACATCCGTGTATGCACCGCGAACCTTGCGGGAGAGCGACTTCCAAGTATCCTTGAGCGTGTCGGCAATATCGCCAGCAGTGCTCTTTACATAGTTGGCGACATCCGAAGCCTTCGACTTGAACCACTGCCTTACTATCATAACTGCGGCTGTAACCTTTTCCTTCGCATCGTTGAAGAGTTGCTTCAGGAATGAGCCGAACGCCTCGGCTGCCCCCGAAATCTTCTTTGCGACAGCAAGTATGATTGAGTAGCAGAGTTTGGTGAAAACCTCAACCTTGTCCTTTACCGAGTTGTATGCGCCTTCGAGTGCATCGCCAGCGTCCTTCAACTTGCCCTTGATTTCCTCATATGCCTTCTTCACAGCATCGGCAAGGACACCGTAAATCTTCTTTATGCCTTCCTTTGCGCTGTCAACTCCCGATATTCCGAGTTTGACGAGGAATGCGAGCGAGAACACTATGAAGTTGGGAATTGCGGTGACCGCCTTCTTCGCATAGCCGTATGCGTTCTTCATAGAATTGAGGATTGCGTTTCCGATACCCTCAACGAACTTCTTTGCAAGTTCAGCGTCGGACTTGATTTCCTCCATAATGTCCTTTGCGCCCTCGACAACGAAGTTGATAGCCTTGTCAACATCGCTCCCGACCTTGTACATCGCATAACTTACATTGTTGAAAAACGCCTCTGCGATTACATCTGGGTTGTTGTCACGGATGAAGTCTGCGGTAAGTTCAACCTTCGGCTTGTCTGGTGCGGCAACGCTACTGAACAGACCTTCGTCTATGCGGTTGCCGTAGTACCCGTAAGGATTACGGCTTTCGTTTACGAACTCTTCAAAATGCTTTATATACATACCTGTAATATTTTATTCTAATATATTATTTATATTTTGATTATTATACATCATCTTATTCCCTGCTACGACGACTTGAATGTAATCGTGAAGTCCGAGCCGTCCTTCGAGTTCTTCGTCCCCCTGATTTCACCCTTGCTCATCATACCGACAAGCGTAGTAATCTTCTTCGTAAGTTCGCCGATGGCTGCATTGCTGGCGTTATTATTGACCTGCGGTACAGGTGCATACCTGCGGTTGTCATTGCTGTTACTGCTTCCGCTTCCGCTTCCGCTGTCGCCAGTAAGACCGTCCGTGCCAGCCTTCTTGATTTCCTCTATCAACTTCGCGATTGTCTTGACGAGTTCCTCGAAAAGTTCCTTGAACTTGCTGTTCTCCGTTGACATATCCCGAAGTGCCATTACCATATCGGCATACGGCTTCATCTTCTCGTTGTCGAGCGTGTTTATAGCCTTCACCATCTTATCGACATTGCTCCTCAAGTCGCTGAACACCCCGTCGTTCTTCGCCTTCCTCAATGTGTTGATAAGATTGGTCGTGCTCTCTATCTTGTAGTCCTGACCGTCAAGCCTGTGTATTGAATCCGAAATGCTCGCGAACAGTGTGTCGAATGCGACCGCACCGCCTTGGTTGGCTTCCTGCAAGTCGGAGAGCAACTTGATTTCCAGCGGGACTTTGCCGAGCATTGTGTTCGCCTTGACAAGCAGTCCGTCCATCGCGTCCACCTTCTTGCCCGCGCTTGCTATGTCATTCTCGTCAAACCATACATTTAAGGTTGCTACATTGCCTCCGAGTCCGACTACGGCATCGTGCATAAGTTCGGTGTCGGACTTGTCCTTCGGCAACTTTCCGAGCGCGGTGACCACCTTCTCAATCAGGGGTATCATATCGTTCGCATTGGTTGTCGCGTCCTTTATCGCCTTATTGTTAATCCAAGGGAAATACTTTGAGGTCAACTTGTGGTTCTCGTCATACCAACTGTACCCCACGCTTCCGCCGACAGCCCCGTTCTCGCGGACAGCACCGCTCATAGCGGCAATAAGTGTGTTTATGTTCGCTATCGAACTGAACACACCGTCGTCACCGTCCTTGAGGAACTTCTCGAACTCGCCCTTGTTCTTGTTGAGCGTCTTGACCAACTCTGGGACTGCGGTCATAACCTCCTTCGCGTCCTTCGTCATTTTTACGACACTGCTGACATTTTCAAGGAACGATGCCGTATCATTGGTCGTCTCCGTGTAAGCCGTACCACTGAAGGTATGATGTTTTGTCACCACCTTTGTACGACCCTTCTCTATGAGTTCAGCCATACCCTTGAACTTCATAACCACATCCTCTACGACACCAAGAAGCATACTGGTAAGTTCACCCACATTGCTTGTGTTCTTGATTTGCGTCATCGTATTGAGCGCATTGGCTATGCCGCTAACTATGTCGCCTATACCCAGAAGGGACGAAATTGCAAGACCTATGTATGAACGCTGTTCCGTCTTGGCTGCTATGTGAACAGACTCGTCCTTTGCGCCGATACCGCAGAAACCGCTGCTCTTGTGAAGTTCCGTCCTTGCTGGCTCAATAACCTCCGTGTACATACCCTGCTTCTTTATTACCTCTCCGATATGGGCAAATACCTGCCCCATAGAGAGAAGCACCTTCGTAACGCCAGCCAACGCCTTTCCGTCATCGTCCTTTATAGTCCAGTGTTCAGCATCTATCGTAGGCATCTTACCTATCTTGTTGGCGGCTATCTCCGTCATCTTCTGCATACCATCCGCAAGACCGACAACTATGTCGCCAAGCCCCTTGCAGGACTCAATACCCAACTGGACTTTGTTCTTGTACTCCTGCTTCGTAAATGTAGCGAATGTCTCGCCCATTGCGTTTGCAAATGTCGAGGTGTCCTTCGTTTCAAAGAGCACGGTGTTCTCGTCGCTCGCAATCGAGGCGAATGCCGTTCCGAGAGCACCGACAACTGCGGCTATCTGGTTTGCAAGTTGGATAAGTTTCTCACCCTCGAACTCCTTGCCCATACCGTCCCTCCACGCGACAAGACCTCTTGCAATTTCTTCAAGTGCCTTGCCAAGCCCCTGTACCGAACGGATACCGAGTTCCATATCCGTCTTTGTAAGCCCCCTGAAGTCAACGCCTATGAGCCTCTGGAGAAGCGAACCGCCAGTGTTGGCGTTAGCCTTCTTCTCCCCAAGACGCTGGAATGTTTCGCCTATCGTGCCGATTATGGTCGTCATATTAGCCATATCCTCTACGCGAATGTCGGCATCAACCCATTTCTGCAAGCCCTTCGAGAGTTCATATATCGCAGTTCCTGCGGTCTTTAACCCCCTTGCCGTATTCTCTATCGCCACATTGTCGAACGGGGCGGCTAACGCACCGCTTATCGCACCGCCTATCTTCGCGAAGAAGCCCTTGTTCTGGTCTTCCTTCTTCTGACCGATGAATATGAGTTTAATCCTGTCTATCGCATAGCAGAGGTCGTCCACATCCTTCGGCTTCACGCCAGCGTCCATATAGCGTTTCAGCCCCAAGCCGATTGACTGCAAGGCATCGCCCATAAGTTTCATCGCGCCAGCCGCAGGCGCAATGAGTATCGAGAGGGGTCCGAGCAGTGCGAACTCACCGCCAAGCACCCCGATTATCTTCGCGCCATCGAGGAATGTCGAAACCTTTACTTCCTCGAAGAGTTCACCAAACGGCTTCAAGCCCTTTGCGAGTTCTCCGAGAGAAAGCCCCATACAAGCCATAGCCGCATCAGCCGCCAGTATTCCGAGCGAAAGAAGCCCAAGACCTGCAAACTCAAGACCGTAAACGCCTATGACCTTCGCGCCGTCGATTACGGTCTCCCATTTCGTGTCGGCTACGACTTCCATATATTCCTTCAAGCCCCTGCCGAATACGGTAAGTGCAGGTCCCATACAGCCTATCGCGAGGTCGGCGAGCGCAATCGCGGGCGAAAGCAAGCCAAGTACGGCGAACTCAAGACCGTACACGCCAAGTATTCCAGCACCTTGTCCGACCTGCTCCCACGAAACATCTTCAATGCACTTCATATAGACGGCGACACCGAACCCGAACACTCCGAGAGCAACCGCCATAAGAGCGACGGATGCCGAACCGAGAGCAACAAAGCCAAACACAACAGGAATACCCAACAGGATAAATTCAACACCGAATATGCCAATAAGGGCGGCAGCCTTGCCTATGTCCTCCCAAGTCCTTCCCTCCAACGCCTTCATATAGATTGCGGTGGCGAACCCAAATATAGCCAGCCCTATGCCCATAAGTATGACGGAAACCGTACCTTTCGCGATGTCCTTCAAGTTACTGCCCGCCAACTTGAACGCATAGATGCTTCCCACGAGAAGCGCGAACACAGCCACGGTGGTAACTATCGCAACTGGGTCTATCTTTCCGTCCGCACCCCTCCATATGTCCTTCGTAAGCATCGAACTTATAGCCATCGCAAGCGAGAACACTATAAGTCCAGCACTTATGGCGAGTATTGCGAGGAACGCCTTGCCAGCGTGCTTCATATTCTCGTCAGTCCCCACCTTCTTGAACACCCACAGAGAACCCATCATAAGCAGGAACACTGGTATCGTCAATGCCATAGAAGCGAGGTTCTCCGTGTCGAGTTTCCCGTCCGTGAAGAGATACGCCTTCAATATCATAGACGAAAGCACGAGAGCCGCAGAGAACACGATGAGGCTCAACCCCATAAGCGTAATGCACCAAGCCGCCTCCTTGACATTCTTCGTGGTTTTCTTGTCCCCAAGCATAGAGAACAGCGTCATTGCGCCGACAACGATAGGGGTGACCATTCCGAGCGCAATCATAGCGAACGGGGCGATTATAGCCGCCATAACGATGCTAATCTCGAATGTTATAAGCCCAGCACCCATATAGAACAGAGCCTTGCCTCCCTGTTCAAGTTGCTTCAACTGCCTCCTGTCCCCAAGTATCTTGAACACCCAAGTGGTCAACTTGACGACACCCGCCGTTATGAGTATTCCGACAAGGGCTACGGGCGCAACGACCGCAGTAAGGGCTACGAGCGAAACGAAGCCGAGTATGTTCCTGCCGAGTTTGGTGAGCGTCTTCGCCCCCCGATTCAAATCGAACGCACGCTTCGCGTCCCTGCCCGCGAATGTCCTTGTCCTCTTGTTGTACTTCGCGCCATATATGTTCGTCATAATGGTCACGACGACCTGCTCGGCAGCCTTGAAAAGCCCGCTCTTGTAAACATCGTTCGGGGTGAACTTCTCTATGAGTTTCGAGGAGATTATCGTCTTGCGCATACTCTTTACGAAATCGTGGGTGGCATTGCCGAGAGCGGTGAGCGCATCAGCGTACTTCATCGCCTCCGCTGGTCTTATGCTGTTTTCTTTCAGCACCTTGATAGGCTCTATCATACCCTGCGTGGCGTATGACATCTTCTGCGGGAAGCGGAACACATCCTTCATCTTGACGCTGGAGAATGCGGACACCCCAGCCGCAAGTGCCTGCGGACTGAAAAGTTGCGCGGTTTCCTTAAAGTCCTTCAACCCGCCCTTCATACTCCCAGAACTCGGATTGGCGGCAGCGTTGGTCGCCTGCGCCTTCGCGTTCTTGTTGAGCCTCCTCTCCATACCCCACATTCTCCGAGCAATGTCACGAAGTACGCTCGTAACATCGGAATTGAGGTCGTCGATTGTCTGCCCTATGTACTGCGCCCCCTCCTTTATGGAAGTCGCGCTGTCCTGAAGGCAGGTCTCGATGGACTTCATCGGTGTAAGCAAATCGTTAAGTGAAGCAACTTTCGCCATTGGGAAACATATATGTAATAAATTATTTATATATAAGCATTATATAGCAAAGCCGTCCGCGCGGGAAACCACACGGACGGCAGACCATAGAAAGAAAACAATTAAAACTATTCCTCTTCGTTGAGTATATCCTCAATCTCCTCGTCGGAGTGCTTTGAATACTCGAATATCGGCTTGATGAACTTCGAGAGTTCAGAAAGACGCTCGTCCGTCCATACGCTCTTCGAGAATATCTCCTTCAAAGGAAATGCCGTAGTCGAGTGCTTCGTGCAAATGCCCCTGCCTGTCGGGGAGGGAAGCATATACACCTTCTCGTCAAGCGGGTGCTGGCGGGCGTTCTTCCTGTCCGCCTCGCCGAGTTTTGCGTATTCCTTGTCCGTAATGAACTTGCCGCGCTCCACCCCGCAGGCATCCCACGACATATATTCCTCAAGCCCGACATACGGGTTCATACCGTGATTGTAACTGATATGGAACTTCACGACGGTCGGCTTGCAGAAACGGTTTTTCTCTGGCTTCGCGGTAACAACGATACCCGACTGCGTGCCGTCGCTCTCTTTCAATTTAGCCTTTGAAAGATTGAGAATTATAGATGCGCCGTACACTATTCCGCTATTATGGTTTATTGCCCCGTTGTCCGTTATGTAATGCTGAACATCGGCGACAGTCAAGTCGTTAACTTTCGTAGATGAGTTTTCTTTTACACTTTTTACCTTTAATGTCTTCAATCGCATATTCAAATTCCTTTTTAATTACATCAAAACTATTATTTCTTACAAACTTGTCATTGATACGAATTATACCGACAATATCTTTTCTAACTTCAAATATAGCATTGTCCCGTATCAAATCATATTCGGCATCGTGCCAGTAGTCACCGTCATATTCAAGTAGTACCAGACCGTCATCCAGCGATATGCACCCGTCACTCAACACATACTGCTTGCCATACTCGCTCTCCAGTATTGTATTCTGGACATTCACGCCACAATGGAGGTATTTCACCCCGTATATGCACGCAGACAACTTGTTGAAAAAGTCAGACTCTTCCTTTGATGAAAAGTTAGGTCTTTCACGCCAGAATTTTTCTGGGTTTCTATTATAGCGTTCCTTTGCCTTCTGGGACAATAAGTCCATCTTCTTGCCATACTCGGCATCGGAAGAATAGCACTCCCTGCAAGCACCGTTGCGCTTGCGCATTTCAGCAACGGCTTCTTCTTCGCTATACCCCTTGTCCAGCCAATGCTGTACGCTCCATACGCTACGCCTTCTTATCTCGTCCTTCGTGCGGTTCGCATAACCGCGCATCGAATATTCTCCCTGCAATTTGGCTACCTTATCTCTGGCTTCCGCTTCGCTGTACCCGCGCTTGGTATAATAAGATATGTTTCGAGGGCTTCTCTCCTGCTGGATTTTCGATATTATGACTTTGATTTCACTCGTGTCTTCCCATCCCAAAGATTTCCAATAGTCGATGGAAATGATAGAACCGCGCCTACCGCCCCGCTTGTTCTTGAAATAAGCGGAAATCTTATCATAAATACCCCTCATATCTTTGGTCTGGGAGCATTTAAAAATATCATATAATTCCTCTACCATCTTGTCGTTATTGATATTAACCTTGGAAAAAGAACTTAACAGCCATTCCTTGAACTTGTCTATGTCGGTTATCGTGTCATAAAACATTGTACTCTTTAAATCTATTATAAATTATTTATAAATTTAAAAAGTACAATGGGGAGGTTAATTATTTACAGCGCACTTGATTTCATCACCAGCGACTAAATCACGGGCATACACCCAGTTAATGTCGTCATTAACATCATCGCTTTCGCCACCGATATAGAAACGATGGTCTGCCGAACATTCAACAACGCTTCCGTCTTCAAACTCAACCGTGATTGTCGGCTTTTCAAACTCCCAAGTCTGTAAAATCTCCTTTCCGCCTTGAAGCGTCATAACCTCATCGCCAATCTTAATGTCCTCGATGCTCTTGTAACTTCCATCGGACATAAGAACCTTGCTTCCGGGCACAAGACAACCGCCCGACTGGACATTGGAGGCGTACAGGTCGAGCGTCTTGTAGATATGGTTCGAGAAAACGAAACTTGCACCGATGACACCGAGTTTCGACATAAGGATACGGAATATGGACTTCATAACCTTCGCACGGCTCATATCGGACTTGTCGGAGAGCGTCTTTGCATCGTCAATCTCCTTCTGCGTGGCGAGGTTGCCAGCACTGTCAAGCGCGATAAACACCTTCGGGATTTCGTTCCCCGCCTCCTTTTGTTCAATAAGCAAATCAACGAACTGCGTCACATTGCTCCTGAACTCCTGAACCGTCTGCACGGGTTCATAGCGGAACATATTGAGGTCTATGCCGAAGCCCGAAGCCAGTTCCTCGTCAACCGCGTTCTCGCTGTCATAGAACACCACGAAGTATCCCTTCTTCTGCGCCTCACGGCACATATTGAGTATCAGGTAGGTCTTGCCCACACCGCTTTCGCCCGAAATACATATCGAACGGTTGTTCGGTATGCCCTTCATTATGTCCCCGCTCACGCAGGCGTTGAGCATATAGTTCCCCGTAGGGATATATTCCGTAATCTTGCTTACACCTCCGCCGTTGGCGAGCAACCCGCCGAACTTGGAGTTCTTGTTCATTGCCGAATTAAGGTCGGCGATGCTAAATGTACCTTTTTCCTTTGCCATAAAATTTACTTCTTAACTAACATTAACTTAACTAACTTCAATATCATCAAAAACAACTGGTATCAGTCTCTTGAACTCTTCGAGCAACGGCACTGCAATCTCCCTCATCTGCGGGTGCGCGGCAGCCGATGTGCGGAGGGTGAAGAAATGCCTCCATTCTCGCAGGTTCATCGTCATAACGATTTCGGTCTTGAGGGAGTTCGGCAACACGCTTCTTGCCTCCTGCGGAGTAGCACCGAGTTCAATTAACTTGTTATACGCCTCCTCTATCTTTGCTATCGTGTCCTTCCACACCCTGTACTTCTCGCTGTCGTGGGAGAAGAAGATAGGGTCTATCACCGTTATCTCGCCCCCGAACTTTCCCTTCGAGTAGTTGCAGTAGCGTGTAGATTCCTGCGTGTAGGCAGCAAGGCGGTGGCGCACTATCTCGTGCGTTACGCCCCTGTCGCAGATTACGCGCACGGTAACGCTCTGATGTTCCAATACGGACAGGTGTCCGCGCTTGCGTATCATATCGACGAAACCGCGAGCCGAGTCGCCCGTAATCTTGTCCTCGCTCTTGTACGCCGTGCGACCAGCCTTCTCAATCTGCCCCAGTATGTAGTCGCCATCGACATTGCTCTCGATGACCACGCTTGGCTTTATTGTCCTCATTACTTGTCCTCCTTGCCCTTCTTGTCCGACTTCGCAAACTTGCTCTCCATCTCGTCAATGCGCTTGTCCATATCGCCCCTCACCTGCTCGTCAACCTCGTCAATGCGGTCGTCAACATCGTCTATGCGCTCATTTGCATTTTCAATGTCGGTAGTCAGGTCTTCGCGGAGGCTGTCAATGTTCTCGCTTATCCCGTCGTTGACCTCCTTCATATTGCCACGAAGTGCCTCGATTTCCTCGCGCAAGCCAGCGAGTTCGCCCTGAAGTTCCTCGCGCATATCGTCTTCAAGCAGGTCAATCCTCCTGTTGAGCGTGTCGTATGTTTGCGAAATGCTTTCGGTAAGTTCCTTGTCTATATCGTTCATACGGTCATAGACATCACTAAAATTGGTGTCAAGTTCGTATATCCTTTTCCTTACCACCTCGTTCAAGTTACCGTCCCTGAACAATTCCCTTGCTTCTTCGTATCCCATAAAATATGATTTTTTATTATTATTCGTTTAACTTCGCCACAATATCGTCCTCCGTAATGATAAGCACCGTCCCCTTCTCGTCGTCAAGTATGTAGGGCGAGCACAGGTCGCAGTACGCAATCCTGTCCCCGACCTTATAGTCGCCCTTCACCTCCGAACCTACGCTTTCAATGACACCCGTAAAGGGCGGTGCAGTCGCGTCCGAAGGCGGGAGCATTATCAAGGGCGAGGCGGACTTCTCCGCCCCGTCCTTCCTTACCACGATATAGTTGTTGAGTGCCTCCACCTGTATTAGAGAGTATCGTTGATTACACCGATGATTGATATTTTCTCCCCGCTCTCCTCGCTGGCGTACTTGTAGATTACCTTGCTGTCCGATGCGCAGATGTCAACATTCCAGTTGTTGTCGCGCATAGTGCCGAAGATGTTCTTGTTGCACATATAGGTATGCGTTTCGCTGACCTCGCCAGCATACTTCGCAAGGAAAACCTTGTATATGTTGTTCTCGTCCGCGCTGTCGTCATAGAGGCGTTTCTCGACGATAAAGACATCACCGCTCTGGTTTACGGTGTAGCCGAATGCGCGGTTGGTCTTGTCGATGTCCGAGAACGACTTAATCCTCGACATCCTGTCGGTGCTAATCTCGAACGAGCAAGTCCTGTTGGTCGTGTCGAAAAGCCTTGCGAGAACCTGCTGTGAAAGCGGGTCAACAACCTTGTCGCTGAAACTCTTTTCAGCGCACACGAGTTCAACCTCCATATTGTCGTCCTCCGTCTCGTAGCGGAAAACAATCTTGGCTGTGTAGAGTTCTTCGGCTTCTGGGTTGTCGTCATAGACATTGAGTATGATGTCAACCGTGTCGCCCGGATAGTTCTTCAGCACCTGAAGGATGTCAAGACCGTTCTGGAGGCTCACCCTTATCGGCTTGTCGTGGGCATCAATGCCCTCGAAGAACTTTTCGTTGCTCACGCCATAGACCTTCACGACATCGTGCGACGGAAAATATCCGAGTGCGGAAGTCTCATCACCGTCAATCCTCAATGTGAGGAACTTGTCAACGGTGTACATCTGCTTTGTAAGATTGCTCAACAGAGCCTTGTTACATTTTGAAATCTTTATTTCTCTCATTATTAAATAATTATTTAATTAAAAAATATGTTAACTATCACTTCCAAAAAACCTCCGTTGCCGAAAGGCTGTCAAATGCAATATATAGTTAATAAATAACAATTTCAGAAAAAAACCCAATTATTTTAAATTTTTCTTCGGCTTCTTTCCGAAACGCTTTACACCGAGTATCTTGTTGACTTCCTTTCGGCACTTGTGCATAACCTCCACGCACTTCTCGCCGAGTTTATGCTCCCTGCAATATGCAAGTTCATCGGCGTACGCTTTCTCCATATTCTCGTTGACCACAAGGGCATAGTCCTTGAAGAAGTTTGACGGCAGGTGTCGCCTCAACGCAATATGGCAATAGAAGTCGTTATTGGTGTCATTGCTGTCGAGGAATGTAACGCACGGCAACTTTACGGTATTGCGCCCCATATATGTCTCGCGGTTGACTATCACATCCTTGTATATATGATATTCGCGGGTATCCTCGTCATACATTATGTAAACTCCGCCGAAGGTACTCGGATACCCAATCACGGTCTTATTGCTCCCTATATCATATCGGGTGGCAAGTTCGCACAGGCGCAAACTGTCGTTGTCGGTGTATATGAACTCGTCCGTTTTCTCGTCATATTCCCTGAACACGCTCGGACAGCGGGTATTCTGCCAGATGTTATCCGTTAGAGAGAGTTTGTCAGACCATTCGGACACGCTGAAATCAAGCGGGGAAAACAGACCGAAATTCATAGCGGTCTGAAGCATCTTCATCTTAATGCCTATCGAGAACCCCGTGTCCCCCTGCATCGCAAGCACCGAAAGAAGTTCGACTATATCGCCGTCCATCATCTCGTCGAACCTGTCGTCCCACTCATCCCTGTCGTTCTTATACCTTGCCCTCGCAATCCTGCGCTCGTTCTTATAGTGGGCAACATAGCGCGAATCGCTCTCGCACTTCACGATGAACTCCAACGCCTTGCGCTGAAGCCATCTCCTAAACCTATTTCTTTTCATCGTCCTGTATTTCAAAAATCTGTTCTTCCGTTATATTATAGCCCCCGTCCAAATCCACGCACAAAATGGCGAAGAGTTCCTTTGCGGGCAACTCGCTTATCTGCCGTATAAGTTCGGCTTTCAAGCCTTCGAGCCTCTCCTCCGTGAAGTACCTGTTCTTCACAACTTTTTCCTTGTCGAGCGTGGAGGGGATTGCGTCTGGTCTTGTATAGACGCTCACTTCCAGATAGTCCACCTTCGGATAGAGGCGGAACTTGTAAACATCGTTGTCAACTATCATAATAAATCCATATTGGTTACACTTCACGCTTGTTGCCGTCGTATATGCACTTTATCGTCGGGAAACGGAGCGAATACCCGCCGTCCTGATTCTGCGTCTCGGCAAAATACTTCACCGTGACCGTCTTGCCGACAAGTTCCGAGCAATGTTCCGTCCAGTATCTCCGTTCAGCCCTTGTAAGCCCGCTTCCGACCTGCACGCGACAGCCCCTGTGCTCTATCGTTATGTTGGCGAGGCAATGCTCCACCTTCCAGATGCCGTCCTCCGCAAAGCGCATATCTCCGAGGGCATAGTCAACGATGACATATTCGGCATCATTGAAGCCCTTTACCTTTAACAGATTGTTTGTGCGCTTCCCCTCATACGGAACATTCCTGCGTATCATAAGCCCCTCCCAGCCGAGTCCAACCGCCTGCGAGAAACGGTTGCCGAGTTCGGTTGCGTCAAGAACCCTTCTCTGGCGCAACGGCTTGCAATACCGCTTGGCGTTCTCGGACAACTTCGAGTACACATCGTTGAGCCTTGCCAGCCTTGTCTCCAGCAGTTCCGTACCAGCGCAGTTCTCGAACTCGTCAAGCAGTATGCAGTCGAACATCTGGTAGAACGGGTGCTGTATGATGTGGTTCTTTCGGGTGACCTCCTTCATTATGCTCTGGAAGTCCTCGTTGCCGTTGCCGTCCACTATGCAGAGTTCGCCGTCAAAGGCAACATTGTCTATGCAGGTGCTTTCAATCACTGGCTTCAATATGGCGAGCGTGAGTATCTCCTTGCCCTGCCTTGTGTAGAACCTGACGCTCCCGTTGCGCTTTATCGCAATGCAACGCACCCCGTCGCACTTTCGGCTTCCGTACCACACATCCTTTTCAAAATCCACCTTGTCCTTATAATCGGCATACTTGTTGGCGAGCGCAACGGCAAAGCCTTTCGGCATAAATTCGGGATACACCTTCTCAATCAACTTCCTGTTCACCCCGCACCTGAAATCCTTGTCGAGTATGTCGAGGAACAACTGGGCTATCCCCTCGTCGCAGGCTCTTATAGAGCCGTATATCCTCACGCAGAGTTCAAGGACGCTGTTGTTCCCGTTACCGCTCGGTATCCTTTCGAGATGGTCTATGAGTTCCCTGTCGTCAAGGGGCAGAGCCTCGAAGCACCCGACCGCGCCTATCCGCTCAAGCACGCGGGCTGACGCAACCTTGAACTTTGTTTCACCCCACAGGAACTCGCAGGCTTTCTTCAGGAAGTCTGGCGAGAACCTGCCCTTGTATGAAAGGAGTATGGCTTCCTTCTCGGAAGTCTTCGTAGTCCCCTTCAGTTCAGCCTGCATCTCCGCGAGCAAGCCGAAGTCAGTAAGTTCACAAAACATAGCACTATATTATTTTGACCTTGCCGAGCATATCCTTGCCGACAGCAACACACTCCGAAAGGGAGGCGAGTTCACATTCGGGCACTGTCTTGTTCGCCACGAGGAAGTTCAACGAGTCTATGCAGCACGCAAAGCAGGTGTGCAAGTCCTTCGGTATCTCCGCTATGCCCTCGTGCGCCACGATATGCCGTAGAAGCCCTATCGCAATCCTGTGCCTTTCGTAGAGGGGCAACGACTTCATATATCTCTCGGTTACATCGGCTGGCGTTGAAGCGTCCGAATAAAACAGCCCAAGCGTGTGTCGGGCTTGCTCGTAGGTTTCTTGTTTCATCACTTTCAAGTTTAATGTTTCCTTTCCGACACTAATATATAGTTAATAAATAGTAATTTCAGAAAAAAAAACAGCACTCGGAAAAAAAAACCGAGTGCCGTATGTCATTCATATCGGGCTTCGCGCCCGACTGCTATCTCTGTGTCCCGATATTCACACCAAGACGCAGGCTTCCTCCGTCCACTCTCTTCGTAGCCTCGCCCTCGCGGAGTTCGTTGGGCTTGCGTATGTCGGTCGTGCGCCCGCCGAACTCGCTTGCGCTCATAGACATACTCTCCTGCCTTGTGAGTTTCATACCAGCATTGAGTTTCTTCGCTGCGCTGTCGATGAGGCTGTTCGTGCCCGCCTCCTGCGAATCTGGGAACACCACCTTGTCTGGCGACTTGTAGAAGGAACTCGTGTCCTTTATGGTCGGTATGTAGAGTATGTCCTTCTCGTCTATCGCGAACGGGTTGTATATGTCGTTCACCCAGAGCAGAGCGTCAAGTTTCTCAATCGAGCCGTAGTATCTCCACGCAATCCTGTCGAGCCGTGCGACCTCATCGCTGGCGACAATATGCACGCCCGCCTCTATGCCGAGCAGGTCGTTGTACTTGATTGTCGGTGCGGTGATGTCCTTGAACCCGTCATCAAGCAATGGTTTCCGTGTCAGTGTCCCGTTGTTCATCAGCCAGAGTTATATTATGACAAGTTCGTCAACTTGTAGAGCGTACTCTCGATAAGACCGAGAATGTCGTCAATATCGCTCACTGCAACGCTGTCATCGGCAAACAGCCCGTCCCGATACTGGCACACGACACATTTGAGGCTTTCGAGATATGAAACCGCGCTTGTCGTGTCAAGTTGCACATTCCCGAAGGCAAGCCCCTCCTTGCCGTGTGAAGCGATATAATGCTCAATCAGGTCGTCCGTATGCCCGATTATGTCGTGGTAGTATGTGTTGAGAGCATCGTGCTCCGCATAACTCTCGGTAAGCAGGTGGAACTCCCAAGTCTTCGTCACGCTTTCCATAAGCGCACCGAACAAATTGCCAGCGACCTGCGCGTCATACTGCGCGGGAACACCCATCATTTCGTCCAATCTCTTTATATACATAGTTATCAAGAATAATATTATCCGAATATCTCCTCGACATTATAGTCGTCGGCATCACTTCCGTTCTCGTCGCACCAGTCCTCCACCGCGTCACAAATGTCGTCGTACAGGCTGCTGTCAACATCACGGAACGGTCTGCGGGTGCGACCTATCTTATACATAGCCTCCTCGTACCTGTGGTCAAAGTCGGGAACATTGTCAATCACATATTGAACGAGTTCTTCTGGCGCACCAGTCGTATCTATCTCTCTCCTAAAATCGTCAACAGTGTATTCCGAACTCTCGTTCATACCGACAACCTCGAATGCGTCCTCGTCTGGAATAATCGCAAGACCGCCCCAAGTGCCGTGCAACTGACCTATGTCGTCAACGGACTTCACAATGCCCTCGCGACCGACATACCTGCTGTCCTCGCCATTGAGGTAGGTTATCCTTATCTTCTTTCCGAGATACAGGTCTTCGAGTGCCTTCCTGCCTTCCGCACCGACACCGAACATCTCGTCTATTCTCTTTATATATACCATTTTATTACAAATATATCAGAATTATCCGTTGTTGCTATTTTAATATATTATTCAATACTCGTAGCAATTTATCGCTCATACCCGCCATTTCGCTTTCGTGCCAATCGGTGTCCCCGAAATTTCTTCTGTATCTGTCCGCACCCCAAATTGTTTCCATTCCACCGTCATAATGTACCGTAATTGCAGGTGTCGTCATATCTTCTCCGTAATGGGTTATCTCACCATCATCGAAATGAATTGCAACTTCTTTTCCATTTTGTTTAACCATAAAAGTAAAAAACGGCTTACCATTACAACCCAAAATACAGGTACACACCATATTGGGACGAACCGTTACATTTTGGTTGGATTTCATATACCTGCCGACAGCCGATGCGATGGTTTTCATCGGAATGATGTTTGGAATGAAAGTCTGTTTCCCTCCACCGTATGTGCTTCTATCATACCAGTCTGTCTTATAGGCACGCTGTACATCTTCAAAACTTTTGTATCCTATTCCGCTTAAAAATACTTCCTCGTCAGAAAGGTTGTTTTTATTATTACACATTTCATCTATTCTCTTTATGTGTACCATAATTTCAAATTTATATTATATGCGATTACAGCGAGAAACTTGAACCGCCGTCATCGTCCTTCTCATCTTTCTTCTTGCCGTTCTTCTTATCGTTCTTCGGGGTTTCCTCACCGCCGTCCGAAGCACCTTCATCGCTTCCGCCATTGTCGGACGCACTGTCGCTATCCCCTCCGTCATCGGAGTTGTCGGCTTCGCTTCCCTCGTCGGTCTTTTCCTCCCCATTGTCCTTTTCGTCGGTATTATCTTCCTCATCGGCTTTCTCGTCGGACTTCTTTTCTTCATCCTTGTCCTCTGGCTTTTCGTCCTTGTCGGACTTCTCATTGGCTTTCTTGTCGTCCTTCTTCCCGTCCTTATCTTCCTTGTCGGCTTCCTTGTCAGACTTCTCATTGGCTTTCTCGTCTGACTTCTTATCGTCCTTGCTGGACTTTTCGTCCTTGTCGGACTTTTCCTCCTTGTCGGACTTCTTCTTTTCTTCGGGCTTCTCATCCTTGCCAGACTTCTTGTCGTCAGCCTTCTTCGCTTCGGGTTTCGCTTCATCCTTCTTTTCGTCTGGCTTCGGCTCGTACTTCGGGATTTCGTGCTTCGGGGCTTCGTCCTTTTCCTTTGCCTGCTCCATCGACTTCACATAGTCGCTGTCCTTGTCCTGTGTGATGAAATCAATGAATGTAAGGAACTTCTCCTCCTCCTTCGGCTTATGGACTTCGCTCGGCTTCTTCCCCCCGTCAAGTCCATTGGGCGTTATGCCTTCAACCGAAACCTTCTTCATAATGCGCTCGACCTCGCCGTTGAACGAGTCAACGATGTCGCTGTTCATAAGCGATGTCGGGTTCACATAGTTCGTGTCCTTCGGGGACTTGAAACTTCCAGCGATAATCTGGAAAGGCTCTTGGTACTGCGAGTGCTTGCTCAACAGTTCCCTCGTCTTTTCGTTCTTTATCCTGTCGAGGTTTATCGCGCTGTAACTTTCCTTAATATATGTGCTATATATAGTGCTTTCGGCTTCTATGTAGTCGTTGAACAACTTGCATATCAGGTCGAGGTATCTCTCATCGTCCGTGTTACCCTCCACCTTGTACTTGGAAAGGTCAACATTCTTCAGCCAGCAGGTGAAGTTGAGAAGCACGAGTTCGGAGGTGTTACTCGACTTTATGTTGCTGTCCTTCGCCTTGCGAGCGAAAGCCGCCACCATCGGGTCTATGAGTTTCAGTGCCGTAGCCTTCTTGCTTCCGTTCTTGTAGAAGTTGAAGTAGTAGCCGTCCGCGCTGTCAGACTGCACATTCGGGTTGAGTATGTTCATTATGTATGAACTGAATGTAACATCACCGCTCAACACGGGTTCTTTTATGTATGCGTACAGCCTGCTCTTCTGGAACTCGTTGAGGAAACCGCTGAACACGGGCTTCACATATCCGACACCGAGCCTTTCAGCCCAGCCCGAAAGCGCACTCTCCTCCTTCATAACATTACCGCTGTCGCTTACGATTGCGGAAAGTTCAAGCATATCGTCCGTGCTGTCTGGGTTGACACCCGTAACATCCGAATCCGTTGTCGGCTTGTAGTTCAACTTGAAGAGCCACCCGTCTGGGAACTCGCGGAAAAATATGCTGCTCGCCCTCCTTATGTAGTTTATGCCTTCCTCGAAATAGTTGTGCAGGGCATAGTTGAGCGGGGTTATCTCCTCCTTGTCGTTGCCCTTGAAGAACTTCAGTTCCTCTCCGTAGCGCATAAAACTCAACACGCTACAGTCCTTCTTCTCGTACACGACAACATAGTTGTTCATCAAAGCGTCAACGAACTCGATGCCGTGCTGTTCCAATGTCTCCTGAAATGTTATCATCGTTCAAAAAGTATTTCGTCAAAGTATGTTAGTCGTTATGCTCGTCAGCCTCCTTCGCCTCCAACTCGTCAATGTCGCGCGGGGGTTTCCTGTTCGGGCATCCCCGAACTATGCACTTCCACCAGCATAACTCTTGGTTCATAAGTTCGAGTTTCTGGTTCTCCTTCTGCTTGCTCTCGTATTTCTCCTGCAATTTCTCGTGCTCGCCGATTAGCCTGTTGTAGTTGTTGTCAACCATTTCCTTCGCCTGCTTCAAGTCATCCACCCTTTCTCTCCACTGGTGTATCACGAGTTCGGAGTTCTCAATCTCCTGCTTCTTCGCTTCGGCTTCCTTTATACGCTTGTTCTGCCTGTGAAAGATGATACCGCCGGGAACGAGTGTTCCTACGAGCGTGATGACGGCGGTTATGATAACTTCTAACATTTTCCAATAACATATATTCTATATTATTTATAAATGAAAGAAATTTCGTCGGCTCTCCGAAGCACTACCTTGTAAGCCTTACAACATTGTCGATAGCCTTATCAAGAACCTTGTAACCGCTTGCGGTGGAATACTTCGTCCCGCCCTTGCCCTTCGGCAGACCGATTGTCATCGGGTTCTTCTGGTTCTTAATCTGCTCGTCAACGGCAAGTGCCTGCTGTGCCTTGTTAGCGTCCGCCTCGCTCATACCCTCGACCTCTCCGAGATAAGGCGGAAGATATATCCTGCCCCTTCCCGCATTGAACATAGACTCTATGTCGCCAGCGTCACGGGGCTTGCCGTGTTCCATACTGCAAGTGAACGAACACTCGACGGGGAAGTCGTCCCAGCCGAGACCGCCACCCAAGTTCATATCGACCTTCTTGCATATCATATTGCCCATCATAGCGATAGGGTTGAGGGGGTTGCCGAATGTGACGTGCCAGTAGCCAGTAGGCGCACCGTCCAAGAGGGCGTGCGCTGGCTGTTGAGCCGCCACCTGACCGAGTTTTCCGTTGATAAGAGAACCGAGAAAGTTTCCAGCCATACCCTTGATGAAATTCTTTGCCATTTCGATTACATCGGCGAACGACTTGACCTCCGCCCCTCCGTTGAGCGACTTTATCGACTCATTGACATTCGAGGCGACGGACTTGAAGTAGCCAGCATAGTCGCCCTTCATAAACAATGTCGGGTCGCCTATCTGCCTTCCGTAGCCACCGCCGTTACCGTAATATCTTATAGCACCGCCCCACCAAGTACCAGTGTTAGTTCCCATAGAAACCATATTGGCGATTATGTCGAGCATAGCCATCTTCGGGTTGACATACTGCAAGGACTTCAACTCGTATGCGAACTTCAATGCGAACTCGTGCGAGAACTCCAAGCCCATATCGCGCTTCTTCGTGCTCTTTATCACATCGAGGGGGCCGACCGTATATTTCGAGTATTTTTCCATTGGGTCCATATTGGCATATTCCGCCGCAACTGTCTGATACGCATAGGTATAGTTGTTCCCAGTGAACAAATTTGACATAGTTGCGTTAAAGCCGTTCGTGAAGTTGGACTTCGCACTCTTGTCGTTGAATTTCTGCCCGTGACCAAACGCCGTAGCACCCGGAGTGTTGGACTTTATTACCTGAACTTCGCTCTCCGTGTCGGAAAACTTCATATTCCAGCCCATCTTCAGCATCTCGTCCATCTTGTTGCCAGCAAGTTCGCTCATATATGTAGTTGCGGTCGCAACGGGAAGCATAACGCTCGTAGTCCACATACCCTGATGCGTAGCCTCGTCCCAAGCGAGAGTGAACGGAATGTCGTCACACGGGTTGGCATAACGGCGAAGCGTAATCAGGTAGTTGGGCGGTATAGAGCCGTAATACTTGTTGTAGATGAAGTCCTGTATCTTGTAGCGGGCAGCATCTATGTTCTCGTACGCCTTTATGATGTTCGGGTAGGTCGGCTCTGCGTCCTGCCAGTGAGCCTGCGCGGTGTACCTCGCCTCGTACCTGTCGTCGAAGCGTCCCTGCAAGTCCTCCTTGTGACCGTACATAGGATTGCCAAGCCCGACGAACGAAAACAATTTGTGGTTGGAGAAAAGGGAAAACGGAGCGTATATCTCGCTCGAATCAATATCATATATTGTCTTTGTCTCCCTCTCCTTGCCGTCCTCGCCAGTAACCTTCTCCCTCTTGACACCGTGTTCAGCCCACAGGTAGTTGGGGAGCGCAGTACCAGAAACCTTCCATCCGTTCTGGTAGCCGTTGCCGAACAAGTCGGAATAAGCCTCTATTATGTCAATGCCCTGTGCCATATCATTATTTATATCAACGCCTTTCAGTTAGTCCGCCTGAACTTCCTGTTCTGCAACTCCTCGTTGCCCGGCTGGTGGATGACATAATCCTTCTCCTCGCTCGCATCATTGCTCCACATAACGCTCTTCGGCATTTCGTCAAAATGCACGCCAGCCTCGAAACTCTCTATCGTCCCGCCACTCATAAGTTTCAGCCTTCCGAACTCGTCCTCCGAAAGCATAACAACGCCGTCGTTCATATCCAAGTCCTTGACCATATCGGCAATCTCGTCAAGCAACACGCCGTGCTCGAACACTGGCATAAAGGACTTGACCTCTATGTTGCAGGACACGGTATATTCCTTCTTCTCGTTCAGACCGAACTCGGTCGTCCTCTGTTGCTGGAAGTCGGTAGGCAGTGTGTAACTGCTCTGTATCGTCATAACCCCCAAATCGACATAGAAGATGTTTGCCGAGTAAAGTTTGCTCATAACGCTCTCCGTAAGTTTGAGCATTTCAAGTTGGTTGCTGCATACGAAGTTGCAACTGAACGAAAGGTTCAGAGGGAGGAAACAGCACCTCATATAGAATGTGCGGAGTTCGCCCCTTACCTCGTGGGTGAGTTTCGTCTGGACAAACTTGTTCATCTGGCTCTGCGCGTCAATGCCTATGCTTTCGAGTTGAAGCACGCCACGCGGAACTCTCTCGTAGTCCCCGATAGCCTTGCCGTTGGTCTCCGCGTCATACTGGAACTCATCTTTAAGAAAACGCTCGCTCCCCGTCACACTGTACATAAAAGGCACATCGACCTTCGTGAGAACGGGCGTGTCGTTCTCGTCCACATCCCTCTGGTAGATATAGACACGGTTTCTCAACTCGGCGAGCAGTGCGACAATCACATACCGCACCACGCTCCCGTCATAGTTGTAACTCTGGTTGTACCTGCTGGCAGCCATACTATTCCTCCGTTGCCTCCTCGCCCTTATTCTTTTTCTTCATCCTGCCTTTCGGCTTGGTGTCAAGTTCGTCCTTCGCACGCTTGTAGTCCGAAAACTCCTTCCTGAACTTCGGATATGCTTCGATGAGGTCTGCAAGCGTCCTGTAGAACTCCTTGAAATAAACATTGTTGTCTATCTTGAACATTCGGAAGCCGTGCCTTTCAAGGTCATAATACTTTATGTACCCCATCTCGTCCGTAGCCTTCTGGGAGTTGCGGGACTTGTCGTCCTTCGGTGCGTCGGAATACTCGAAGTTCCTGTCTATGAAACCGCCCTTGAGCGTTCCGAACGCGGTACGCCTCTCGCCGCCAGCCTTGAAGTACACGAACTTCACATACCCGTCTTCGAGATAGTCAACTATCCCCTTTCTGGTGGTTACTTTCTCCTCGAAGATTTCCTCGAACCTCAATATGTGATACCCAGACATACAGTTCCTCCTTATGTTATCTGCGCACGCCCATAGCGACAGGCAATCCCGTCCCCATCATAGCGAGGTCTGCTGCGTGGTCGCGCAGGATGCAGTCGAAGTTGAACGGCATCTCCCTGTACTTCGTGTCCCCGTAAGCCTGTATCTCGCAGGTCTTGCCGTATGGCGAATTGATATACCTGACATATATGTACTTGCTGGACTTGCTGTTAAGCCCCTTCAACGAAACCGTATATCCGTCGGCGACAGCCTTTACTATGGTGGCGTTGAGAGTTTCCATACTGAAAAAGTCCACGAAGTCCTCGCTTCCGATTGCGTCAATGTTACGCATAAACTTTGTGAATGTACCGCAGTCCATCTTGAAAAGCCTGTCAAGAAGTTCCGCATTGCTCAACTTCACATCTTGGTTAGTGCCGATTTCACTCATATTTCCAATCATACTATTTAATCTTTTTATAATAATGCTTTGCAAAGTCGGTGTCACATTCCTCGTCCGCTATAATCTTACCCTTCATCTCGCTCGGAAGATAGCCGTAGAAATGCTTTTCATCGTATTCAAGTTTGCCGTTGTCCGTACAGTTGAGGTTGCCGTCAACGCGCTTCGGGCAGTTCTTCATCGAGATAAGCCCAAGCGAAGAGCAGTTGAAGTTGCCCTTTATGCGCCCGAACTGGACTGCGAATGTGCCGTTGGAAACCAAGTCCTTGCCTATATGCACATCACCCGTGCTGTCGAACTCGCCAGTTTCCTTGTTGTACTTCAGCCCGTACTTCTCGGTGGCAATGTCAGAATAGTCATCGCTGGCTTCAAACTTCTTCCTCGCGAACCTGCCCCTGTAGCCGACTGGTCTCCAATACTTGTCCCCTGTGTTATCATCGGTAACTTCTTCATAGTCCCCGACAGTGGTCGATTTTTCCTCGATTATGCTGACAGCCTGCCTGTATGTAAACTTCTCTTCCGTAAGGAACTTCACATAACTCAACGAACCCTTCGCGTCAAGAAGCCTCTTCACCGCCTTCTCACCAAGAAGGTCTATCCCGACAGCCTTGAAGAAAGCACGCTCCTTCTTCTGCGCCTCCGCAGTGGTAACTATCGGTTCATTCTTGTACGGGGAGACCTTAACACCCTTCATCTTGTCAATGCCACCGTCAATAGTCGTTTCAAGCGCGTTCTCGACTTTAAGTTCATTCTGGTTGAGCCTGTCGAGAAGCGCAGCGAGACCCTCCTGCGAGCGAAGCGAGAACATCTTGACTATCCTCATCATATTCATATTCATCTTCGCACAGAGCCTGTATGCACGCTTTTCCGCGTTCGCCTTCACCGCCGAAGCATAAGAGCCGACCATATTGTCCTCCCCGTCCTTTGACGGCTTGCTGCCGAGTTGGGTGAAGCGTTCCTGCATCGCTTGGAGTTCCTTGCCCGTGTTGTCGCGGAGAAGGGACTCGATGTTATGACCGCCCTCCTGAAATATGTTCTGCCTGTAGCCTCCGTACCTCGTGTCGTTGTGCATCTTGTTGTACTCCGTACTCATCTGCCTGAACTGCTTTAACAGGTCTGTCGTGAGTTTGCGGGTGTTGGCATCGTACTTCGTGCCTCCCACTGGCGCACCGTCGGAACCGATGTTCTCAACAATGTCCCTCAACTGCGAAATCGTGCTGTTCCTTGCTGTCGCATATATCTCCTCGTACTTCGCACGCTCGCCGTTTATGTCCTCCCGAACCATAGCGAAGAATGTGTCGGCATACAGTTCTATCATAATCAGTGCGCTCTGCAACGACTGCCTTACGATAGCCATATAATACTGGTAGCCGAGCGACATAATCTGCGCCATACGGATTGGGGCTACGAAAATCTTGTAGTTCACTATGTTGCACATAAGGACATCCTTCGTGAACGAGCCGACCTTAATGTCGGAAAGGTCGATAAGCGACTGCATTGTCAGCAACGCACGGTCGAATGTGACTGTAAGCGTGTCCTCGACCTTCTCGCCCACGCTTCTCCTGTGGTGGGCATCGTCCTTGATTTTCTCGTTGTACTCCTCGACAATATCTTCAAGTTTGGACACATTGTCGTTTATCGAGTCGAACACATCCTTGCCAGTGGCGATGGTCGGTGCGAGCATCTTCGCGAGTTTGTTCTTCGTCCGCCACTTGCCGAGCAAACCCTCGTTGAGAGTTTCGCTGTATCCGAGTTCAAGCGCGGTCTGGTATTCGTTAACGCTGAATATATGAGTTGCCATTATCCGAAATTTTACTATATATTATTTATAAATAGCACTCGGAAAGGAAAATCATTCCGACCGAAATCCATAAAAAATCAAATTTATAAATAATATAAGGCTGGGTACGCAATGGGTATCCACCGCATTAGATGAATTATAATAAAACTTGATAGCAATATGGCAGGTTTACCACATTTTAGAAACTCGGCGAGTGCAGTCAACCACTGGGAACCCGTATTCAAGTCGATGTTCGAGGTAACATTGTTCCCACCTTCAGGCGGACACCCGTTACTTATAGAGCAGGTCAAGACGGTAGGCGGTCTCGGTGACCTCAACCCAAGCGTTGCGATTGCGGAGCAGTCATACAAGCAGGCTACGAGAAGTTACGCAGCCAACCCCGAAAAGACCACCCTCGACCTGACGATAACATTTGAACTCAACTTGGACGATGCAAACGAGAACTTCGTATATACCACTATGAGAAAGTGGTGGGATTTGCGCTGGAATCCGTTGACAGGCACTTCGGCTATGAAACGCCAGTATGTCGGTTCGGGCGTAATCGTACAGTACAACCGTGACGGAAGCATCTACCGCAGGATTGACTTGCAGGAAATGATACCTATGGGACAGTTGCAGGACGGTCTCGGCGACTTGGACTACAAGTCCAACGACTGCGCAGTCCTCACGGCACAGTTCCGTTGCGACTGCTGGGACGAGCAGACAATCGGTCTCGGAAGGTAAGAGGACAACTCGCGTTAGAAAAGACAGGACGGTATGGCGTATGCGTACCGTCTTTTTTTGTTTCACACACAAACATATAAATAAGTTATAATACAATACATATCAAATATGGTACGAATAAAAACATTCGAGGAATACAGGTCGCAAGCCAGAGTGGACGAAGCACTCGACGGCTTGACGGAGGTGTTCAGCAAGGACGGGGCGAAGATAGACAGATATATCGAAAGAGCGGAAACACTGCGCGAATCCATAGCGAAGTGCATAAACGCGGTAGTCGTACAAATGCGTGGCGGATATCTCGACATAGCAAACGACTTCGACAACTCAAGCATATACGGAATGGTCGTCATAGAAGATTCCACATCACCGTTTACATTGGAAGGCATACGCAAGCGCGATGCAAACGACTTCGCGGTAGTATGCAACGGAGGCAAGGAAGTTTCAATAAACGACATTGAGATACTTAAACTCCTCCAGATTTACAGGGGGATAAAGGAAGTCCACGAAAGACTTGCAGAAGAATAATAATATAAACTGATTGATATGGTACACATCAAGAGGATAAACGAAATGACGGACTTTATGAACGAAGGTCTGTTGTCCGCTATAAAGGCGAGGGCGCAGATAGTAAAGGTTCAGGGATGGTTCTTCGACACCGCTGCGCAGGCGATTGCCGACAACCCGAAGAAGTACAGAAAGGCTGAACAACTCGTGGACGCATTGGAATCCGATGCCAGAAAGGAATACAAGAAGGTCGTTACCGTGGAGGACGCTCTCACATTCAACGACTGGTGGGGCGACTTCAGGAAATCCGCGATAAACGCGCTCGAACGCAATTTCGAGCAGTCGATGAACGAAAGTTACAACAGGAGCGGTACGCCAGTAATCATAAGAAGGGAAGATGACGGACAACTTGTCGCTTTCTTCCCAGAGCAGATAAACGGCAAGTACATCGGATGCTATTCGCACATAGGTCAGCACTCCGACGCTTCGGTGGACTATATGCTCAACGACACGAGCGAAGTATCGGAAAACGACGCGCGCGAAGTAAGCGCACTCATATCCGAACTCCAGAGGATTGGATACGAAAACATACACATCGTGAAAGCCGATGACTTCGACATCAACGCGGTAAGGGAAAGCGCAAGCCCGTATGACAGCGAAGCGGAAGGCAAGAGGATATGGAATGCAGTCATAAGCGGACGCGAAAACACGCTCCCGCGTACAAGCAGGGAGGATGCGTGCAAGTGCCTCGCGACATACTTCTCAAACTTCAACGAGTTCAACGCACCGCCAGCCGAAGACATTTCGCGTCTGGTCAACTGGCTCGAAGCGACATACAGCAACACGGACGCACAAAACGAAGAAGGCGTTGCGAAGTTCATATCATCGCTCTGGCGACATTTCTCGTACAAGGGGCGGGCGTTCTCGAACATAATCAGGAACTACCAGTCGATGCACCCGACATCAAGTCTGGGCGAACGCATAGCACTGGGCAGGAAATTCGACAGATAGTCTGGGCAAGAAAAAAAACGGCGCGGGCGCATCTTCTGGTGCGCCCGTTTTTCTGCCACATATAAATAAGTTATATATAGCATAAAAACCATAACAGATGATAAAGACTTACAGAGAGTTCAACGAGAGCCTTTCGGTGGCTGACGACTTTGATGCGCTCCTCGATGTTGCGGACGCATTGAAGGACAAGGACAACATACGGGTTGACAAGCAGGGGGACGAAACCACCGTCAACATCTACATAGGGGGGAAGGACGAAGACCACAACTCCTGCAAGACATACTTCCTTATGCAAGCCAACTTCTGCCCGAACTTCTTTGTGGCGGACACGAACATACCCGACACCTCAAAGATGAAGTTGGGCAAGTTCCGAGTGGTTGACCAGAAGAGCAAGGACTTCCTGAAGCAGTACATACTCCTCACTTCGGAGATAAGGGACAGGCTTGAAATAGAACCTCCGTACTATGTGGCTGTATGGTACGACAACAATGTTGAACTGAATAACCCAGAGATATAACGATTGGAATATGAGTTACATTGACAGTAGCCGTGTAAAGGCGATAGACATACTGAAGGATTGCTACAACTACCTCGTCAAGACATACGAGGCGAGCGATGCCGTGCTTGTGCCGTCATCACCGAGCGGGCAACTGCTCGATGTGATTGCCTCGATTTCGGAGCATATATTCCTCTACCTCGAACACGCTGCGGCGGAACTCAATATGCAGACCGCACAGACGAGGGCTGGAATACAGGGCTTGGCTATGCTCACGGGGCACGACCCGTGGCGGGGAAGCGCGGCGAGCGGGCAGGTGGCGTTGAAAACGAACCCAGCGAAGATTGAGAACGGGGACTGCGTGAAGGTTATGAACTATTCCGAGTTCGCAATAGACGAGAACGGGCTTCTCTACTACCTCAATCTCGGTCAGGACTACATCATACTCCGCAACGGGGAAGAGCCTGTGAATGTGGAGTTCGTGCAGGGGCTTCGGTCAAGTTCCTCGTTCACGGCGAGCGGGGAGAAACTCCAGACCTACAATGTGAACGAAAAGGGTATGACCGACCACACGAGAGTCCGCGTATTCGTGAACGGGGAGGAATGGACGCAGGTAGCGAGCCTGTGGGATATGACTATGGACGGACACCAGTTTATGTGCCGTACATCCGCGAATATGGGGCTTGGCATATACTTCGGCAACGGGGACTTCGGCAAGATACCAGAGGCGGGCAACAACATAACCGTAGAGTATGTGCTTCACAACGGAGCGTCTGGAAACCTCTCTGGCGGGAACTTCGGGTACAAGTTCAGCACTGGCGGTTTCGACATAAACGGGGAGGACTTGGACTTGAACGATGTGCTTTCGGCAAGCACGGTAGTCCCGCCGTCAATGGGAAGCGACTACGAATCACTTGAACTCACGAGGCTTCTCGCACCGAAGACGAGCAAGAACTTCGTGCTGGCGACACCAGAGTCGTACATATCGTATTTGAGCAAGTTCTCGCAGTTCGCATTCGTCAACGCATACAACACGAAGGACGACGGCTACCTCGACGACGACAATGTTGTATATCTGCAAATACTCCCGAACATAAAGGCAAAGGTAAGCGCAAGCGGAGGATACGACTACTTCACGCTCCCAGAGGAGGAATATGTCCTCACGGGCGAGGAAAAGGACGGCATAATCCAGTGCCTTGACGACAGCGGTCAGCAACTCATAAGCACGGAGGTCGTGATAAACGACTACGACATAAGAAGATATGCCCTCGTGATAACGCTCCGCTGGTTTCAGAAGGCTGACAAGTCGGCTATAAGGGCGAAGATAAGGGAGAAACTCAACGCATACTTCCTCAACATAAACCGCACGGACTTCATACCGAAGTCCGACCTGATAGCACTCATCGAGGGCATAGAGGGTGTTGACGGGGTGAATGTCTATTTCATAAGCGAGGAGAACGAGCAGGCTATACGCAACGGCTACTACATAAAGAAGTACGACCAGATAAACCCGAACACGCACCTCCACGAGACATACACGAAGAAGATTATGCTCAAGGAGGGGGAAGACCCGCAACTGGGGCTTGACGGCTTCGGGGACATCAAACTTGAAGATAACACGATAGCGATAATAAGGGGCGGGTGGACTGACCGCTACGGGAACGAATACAAGTCGGAGATTACCGACACCGACCTGTGCGGGCTTACCATACTCTTCACGAAGGAGACGGAGGACAGCCTCTACAACACTATGCAACAGAAGAAACTCAATAAATTGCTTGGCGTATGAGTACGGAGATAAGAAAGACGAACAAGTATCGCGGTTTCTCCCCGCTTACGAACGGAGTGAGGGAGCAGGACTGGATTGTGCATTTCACGGGGCACGACTACTCGAAGACGCTCCTGCGGGACAATGTGAGCCTGTATATGCTCCAGAACGAGAAGATGAGGGGCTTCATTGACGAAATCACCCCGATACTCGTGGAACTTGTGGATGGTGTCAAGTACATAAGGGACTTCACGAACATCTGCGTCCCGAAGGACTACAAGAAGATAAATTAGCGTTTCTCGTTGTTTCAAAGAAAAAGCCCGATTGTTTCCAGTCGGGCTTTCTCGATATAGAATGAAATGACAAGAAATTACTTGCAATATATCTTGCGTTCAAGCATCTCCCCCATCTCCTCGTCATAGACACAGTAATACTGGCAAGGCTCTTCAAACGCCATACCGTTGGAGAGGGCGTAGGGGTTGTAGCCGATTATAGAGCCGTTGACCACCGCGTTGCTGATGGACACCCACTGGTGGAAATGCCCGATGAACACCCTGTCCTGACTGAACACCTGCCTCCACTTCATAGAGAGCCTGTTGAGTGCTGGATATATCCCGCACACCGTACCCGTGCCGCTGGTCTTTATCTGGAAGCCGTGCGCGAATATGAACTTCTTGTTGTCTGGCGTGTTCACGACAGCGACTTCGGATTCGGGTATTGCGAACTCTATCGGCAAGCCCGACATCTTGCAATGCTCCTCTATGTTCTTGTACATAAGCCACTCGTAACTCAACTTGAAGCCGTTGGAGTGATGGATTTTCTTTGTCGTCCTCGAATGGTTGCCGACAATCCCTATGAACTTTATCGACGAGAGTTTCGTGTTGTTGCAGATATATTCAAGCCCAGAGTATATGAGGCTCTGCGCCTTGTATGTCGCCTCAATGGGCGAAAGCCCGTTGCACTCGGCAAGTTCCTCGTGTATGTATCCCGAAATCGTGTCACCGAGGCTCGCGAATATGAGTTCGTCAACTTCGTCCACATTGATGCAGTTCACCAGATTTACAAAGTATTTCTGTATGCGCTCCTCCGCAATCTCGATGTTGTACCTGTTAAGCCCAAGAACAGAGTTCGCGTTAACCGTCTCCTCTATGTGCGCATCCGAGAACAGGGCTACCGCATAACGCCTGCTCTTTCCGTCAAAGCCACCGTAGTTGAACGAATACTGGGTAAAGCCAAGCCCCTTCACATCCTTCATACGGCGGAACTCGTCGAGTTCCTTCTGGTCTATGTCCTCCGCCGCACTGTCGGCTTCGGTCGCCGTCGTCGTGACGGTATCGTCAAAACGGTACACAAGCCCGTTGTGGACGAACGAGCCGAACCTCTCTATGTTCCTCGTAATCGTAGTATCCCATACGCCTATCGCCTTGCCAAGACCGTTTACTGTTTCGTACACATTGCCCTTGCTATCGACTATCTTTCTTCCTCTTCTCATTTGATTAAAAAATATTATTTCAGACTGCGCAGGGCGTTTCGTACTTCGCCCTGTACCTTTTCATTTCTTCGGGGTCTTTCACCGCCCTGTACCATTCGAGCAGTTCGGTGTCCGCGCTTGAACGGGGTGTCGTGTCGAAGTCATCGAGCATAGAATATATGCGCCTGCACATCTCGCAGTATTCGGCACTGCGGGAACGGAGCAGATTGTTGCCCGTTTCCTCGTCCATTGCAATCTGGCAGACCAGTGACTTCTCCTCCCGTGTAAGTTCGCTTCCCATCGTCAGATAACCCCGCACACGACAAGCAGAAAGCCAAGATGTATGGAGAACAGGAGCACTATCGCCCCCGCCGCCCACAATGTCTTGTCCTCGAATGTCGTCTTGTTCTTCAGGGCATATATCATAAAGTAACTACGGTATATGAACATAGTCAGGAACAATATGCCCCAGAATATAGTGAATATCAAAAGAAAAACCTTCACGCCTATTCCTCCGTGCTTGTGTCGGTTGTTTCGGGTGCGGTTTCCTCCGTAACCACATCATCGTACTCGCTCTCATCGTATATGTCAACCCAGTCCTTGTCGTCTGGAAGTTTGATGTCGATGCCGAAAGATTCCTTCCAAGCCTTGACCACATTCTTCCTGTTCGTGCTCGGCGCAGACCATACGAGCGACATAAACTGGTTGACCTCGCGAAGCCCCCAGCGGTATGTGCGGTGGTAGCCCTCAAGGACTTCCTTGAGTTTCTGGGCAGCCTCCTCGCCTATAATCTTGTCTATTGTCTCGACAGGCTCGCAGTGGCGTACATTCTCCCCGCGACTCCATTCGGTAGGCGTGCATACCTCGTTGAGACCTCCGCCTGTGTAGAGGAACTCAATGAGGGACTTCATATCCTCGTCCCAGTGGTACTCTATGCCGTATGCCTCCTGCCTGTTCTCGCGGACAGCCTTCTGGACTTCAAACGGAACATAGAAGAAGTCGCACGGAAAGAGATACCTGCCGTTGCAGTAGTCCTTGCGCCAGTTCTCGTCACCGTTGGCGGCTTTCCTTTCCTCCTCAATCTCCTTGCACATCTCCATAAACGATTTGTCTGGGAGAGGGCGTGCAATGCTGTACATATAGTCAAGGGTGTCGCATATCTGCTTCCCTATGACATCCGACCTGTGAAGGTAGTCATAGACGACCTTCGTGTTCTTTTCTTCGCTCATAAGTATTTGATTTTTTACGATTAGACCTTCGCGTATGTGCTGGAATATGCAGTTCTCGGACTCGACAAGTATGTCGTAGTTCGGCTCGTTCGGGAAGTCAACGGTGCCGTATCGGTCAATGTTGCGTATCACCCCGTCGTATGTCTTGTATTCAAGACGGAACTGAACCTTGTCCCCTGCCTTGAACTTTGCTTCCGTCATCTCTGTTAGTTTTAGAGGTTAGTACATAGTATTTATATGACTGGCGGAAAGTGCGTCCGAGATTGCTCGGACTGCACCGCCCCGCGTGTCTTTTTTCCAAAATATGCAATGTCCGTACACAGCCGTTAGATTTTAGGCATTGTGAAATTAGGCACGGTCGGCATCTTGAAGTTGCTCTTCGCCTGATTCATCATACTCTGGCTCTGCTCCTGAACATTGTACTTGTTCTCGTACTCGCCCTGCTGTTCCTCTTCCGCCTTGCGCCTTTCTTCCATTATCTCCTGATAGTAGTCGATAGTGTATTCGTACTCGTAGAACGGCATCGCGTGAAGTTCGCTCCTCTGCATATTGAGTTTCTCGAACAGTATCACCTGCGTCTTAAAGAAGTTCTCCAGCGATATTTTGAAGAGTTGGTACAAAGAACTGCTTAATTCCTCCCGTTGTCTCGCCGCTTTCTCCAGTGACACTTTGAAAGGTCAGGGGGACTTCCAAATCCCCACCGCATTTTTCGCATTTAGCCTTCAGTATAGGCGAACTTCCAGCCGTAGTGTTAAGTATCTCAATGAAACGGTAAGCAATGTTGAACTTGGTTATGTCCCAACTTGCAAGTTCGGTAGCCAACTTGAAGATGTCCTTGTCGTTCAGCCTTCTCCAGTCGCGCTGGATATACGGTATCATCTGCACGAGCGACGGGTCCCACTCCTTCTTCTCCTGCGCCCTTTCCAAAGCCCACTGCTTTATTGCGGTGGCGACACCGATTGTCGGAGGCGCAATCTGGATAGTGCCGTATGTCTTGGTACGGATGCTGTAGCACTTGTTGTCGGCATCGTAATACTTTTCAAGCATCGGGTCTAACTCCGCGTGCTGTAGCATATCGCTCGTGAATATGATTGACTTCTGTGGCTTGCAACCCGGTGTCTTGCAGGCATCTGCGGGAACAGGCAACTGTATCTGCGTCTCACCGTGCTTGAATGTGAGTTCGCTTATGCGCTTGAACACATAGAACCTGTCGTGGTCGAGCATATCCTTGTAACTCACCTGCAAGTTACCCGACATTACCTTCGTGCAACTTGCGAGGATGTAAACCATCTTGTCGATTACATCGCTCGGATTCTCCTCGTCCACCATAGAGAACTCGCGCACTTCGCCCACGCGGGCAGCACGGATGTAAATCCTCGTGTCGTCCTGATAGAAACGCCCCCTTGTCGGCATAGCACTCATTTCAAGTGGCACATAGTCGAGCAGGTCGTGCATCTGCTTTATCTCTGGGTCGTCATCGCCCCTGTACTTGCGCATATCGACGCTACCGAGACTTGTTACCTTTCCGCCCTCGTCGGTCTTTACGGCGTTGTCCTGCGCGGTTTCACCGCCGTTCACTGGGGAGTTCGCAAACTCCTTCAGCAAATCATTCTCATAGTCTGACTTCTTGCTGTCGCTCATAAAAATATCTGTGTTTTTAAATTATTACTAATGTTGACTGCACTATACCATCATATTGCTCCGATAGTTCACATTGAGCCTCTCGTTGATTGCATCGCTTATGAGACCGCCATTGTTCCTTATCTCGTCATAGATTTCCTGCGGGACATCGTGGTAGCACCTCACGCTTCCGTTGACACATACCACCTTCAGTTCCCTTGTGAGAGCATTGTATCCTATGCTGCTCACCTCATTGCCTTTCGATTCAAATAACATAAATGTTAATAGTTTTAAGTTCTGACATAAATACGCGCCCCGCAACCGAAGCGCAGTTCACATATTATTTATATTTAGTGGTTTTGCTATATATAGCCTATCTATTGCAGGTAGCACTCGATAGACCAGTCGTCCCCGATGAACTTTATGCGTGCGACACGCCCGTCCTCCGACACGCTTTCGAGGACAGGTCTTATGTCCCCGTAGAGTTCATAGAAGTGGGAGTAGCAGGCAAGCACCGCCTCCGCGTCTATCTTCCCGTCCTCCGAACTCTCTATGTCAAGAAGTTTCGATTCCGTGAAAGCGTCCATACTGTCCACCCAGAGTTCCCTCGCGGTGAATGTTTCCGATTCAGTCCTGATAAAAAGTTTCATAGCCTAATCCTTGTTATTGTTTTCCAAAATGTCGTGTATGCTTATCACATCGAAGTCGGCGTTCTTCGGGGGATTGAGTATGTTCCAGCCCTGCGCCAGCCCAGTGGCGACCATAGAACTGTAATACGAAAACGGGTTCGCACCCTCCCTCTTGTGGTCAAACGACTTCCAGTAGCGCAGGAGGTTGTACATCGCCCAAGACTTGCAGTCCTGCGCGTCCTCCTCCGTCTTGTAATAGTTGCTCTTCGCAAACTTGTCAATGAGAAGTTCAAACATTTCAAGTGCTCTGGGCGTGAGTTCACCTTTCACAAAGCACTCGTCCATAACCTGCTTGAACTCAACGGCATCAATGTAATTTTTCTTTGACATTGAATATTGTTTTTTTATTCAAAAAATGAGTTCACTACCACATTAACAGTTTAATAATTATCCTTTGCCAAGTCAATGTAAACTTTGGTTATCTTGTTGAATCTTGGGTCGATGCACCAACGAAGCAACTGACTTTCCTTTATTCTGCTCTTGATACCAATCTGATATACTACAAATAAGAACTTATTGGTATCACCAAGCAACCTAACCAGCGACTCCGTTCCCCACATCTCACCATCGGTAAGCACGAGCCATACGCTCTGCGGTTCAGTACGCCAAGCATTCAGCATAAATTCGGTACAACTCCTGAAATCCGTACCGCCCCCAGCCTTACACTTGCTGACCATTTCGTCAACGCGGTTTATAAGTTCCCTCGCTGTGATTTCTTCGGTCACATCAATATACAAACCGCTTTCAGCGTCAAGCCTATCAGCCCACGGATACAACCATACGCCACTATACTGCAAACGCTTGCACATACTATATATGGTCGTTGCGAATGTATGCAGGAGCGTCACATTGATTGAACCGCTCACATCCACCAGAATATTGATATTCTGCGGTGCAGAAGATGTCTTGGGATGGTACGGTGTCATTATGTTATGACCAAGTGTACGACGATTGCCCCACCTTACTCTATTGCGGTCAGGTTTCTGTTTCTTCGCACCAGCATATGTGGTATTGCGTTCAAGGAACTTCTTAATAACCTCTTCCCACAATTCGTTCATAACGGTTTCGTTTATCTTTATCTCCGTACAAATCTTACTCAATGTTGAATTTGGCTTATTTCTCATTATAGTATCACGAACATCGGCAATCTCCTTCTGGCTCTTGTCTGGTACGCTCGATATGATACTGCTGACCTCATCAATCTCCTCTTCGGTAAATCCGCTATCCCTCAAAGACGCAGCAATCTCTTCATCTATATCACTACTCTTTATAAGACCTCCTACAAGATTTCTTACTCCACCGTCTCTTGTTGCTGGCAAAATTACACCATCACCACCACGACCTACGCCAGTAGTTGTGTCATCGTCACCGCCACGAGTTCCGCCTTGACCGCCCTGCTGTCCGCCTTGACCGCCCTGCTGTCCGCCTTGACCGCCCTGCTGTCCGCCTTGACCGCCTTGACCATCGTCTCCACCGGGGTATCCTTCTTGACCACCGCCTTGACCGCCCTGCTGTCCGCCTTGACCGCCTTGCTGACCACCGTCTCTATTGACATCAATAATGCCTTTATATCCGCCTTGACCGCCTTGACCGCCTTGACCGCCTTGACCGCCTTG